AGCTGATTTCTTAACCATACAAGCACAGGCCTCACTTCGAAATATTATTGAGACATATTCTCGTACTACTAGATTTATCTTAACATGCAATTATCTTGAACGTATCATTGACCCACTTCAATCTAGATGCCAGGTATTAAAAATTACACCCCCATCTAAAAAAGAAGTAGCACAACATATATCTGTTATTTTAGATAAAGAAGATATTCACTACACACTAGAAGATCTAGTTTTAGTAGTTAATAAACATTACCCTGATGTTAGAAAAATACTTAATACTTGCCAAGTAAATACTATTCATGGGGAAGCAAATAGTTTTCTTAAAATAGATAAAACAGTATTAACAGGTGGTTATAAAGATGGATTATTAAAGGAACTTAAATCACCATCTAAAGATAGTTTTAAAAACATTAGACAAATACTTGCTGACAGTAATTTGGATGATTTTGAAGATGTTTATAGATTTATGTATGATACTTTAGATGAATATGGAAATAATGATTTATCTAAAGCAATGATTATTATCGAAATAGAAAATTATATGTACCATGCTAATTTTAGAATCGATAAAGAAATCAATATAATGGCTTTATTAGCCTCAGTTTTAAAAATAATTAATCAACAATAAAAATGGAAAACACCAGTAACCGCCCAAATCTTAATATCGATTTGGCATCAACCCAACCCCTATCATCACCTGAAGGAAATCATATTTTCGCTGAAGGAATGATTTTACGTAAAGTATCAAAATTTGTAGCAGGAACCCCTGAAGATGCTATTATTCCTATCCCAGTAGTATATGATATTAAAACTGGAAAGATTTTAGCTGAAATGCTTCCTAAAGAACTTAGAGAAGAATATGCAAATATTTGATTGGTTAAAAGCATTAACTGTTAGTAAACCAAAATGGGAGTCATTTACTGAGGAAGAACAAGCAACATTTAACCCATATATGTTGCACCGCTTCCTCAGTATGAACCCCGAATACATAGAGTTTGTAAATTTAGTGCAGACTTTTCCATATTCCGATAAAAAGAAAATATATGAGATATATTTATATATGATACCCAAAAAGAATATGTTCCACAAATACATTAAACCCTCTAGAAAGAAAAAGCAAGAACCATTGCTTAAACACATTGCTAATTATTATGAATGTTCATTAGGCGAAGCTGAAGAATATGTTGATATATTAAGAGAAGTAGGTATAAAAAGTATCCTTACTAAACTAGGTGTTGAGGAAAAAGAACAAAAAAAGTTATTAAAAAATGGATAGTATAGTTACATCAATAATCAAACAATTCGAAGAACGAAGTGTTAAGGGGAAAGAAAAGTATGGTACTGATTTAGATAGAACTGATTTGTCTTTATTAGATTGGATTGAACATGCTAAACAAGAGCATATGGATGCTATTCTGTATCTTGAAAAGCTTAAACAACAATTCATCCAAGAAAAATAAGTTTTGAATAAAAAAATCCCACAAATAATTAAGGAGATAAGACAATTTACTCCTTTAGAAATAGATTATTCTTACCAAAAATCTATCTCTTACTCTCAATATGCTATATGGAAACAATGTCCTCATAAGTGGGAGTTAATGTATAAGGATGGGCATTCTGCTTATACCCCTACAATTCATACTGTATTTGGAACAGCAATGCATGAAGCACTTCAAAATTATTTAACAGTAATGTATGAAGAAAGTGCTGCTGCTGCTGATAGAATTGATATAGAAGAATACTTTGAAAGTAAATTTAGAGAAACATATTTAAAAGAATACCAAGCAAACAAATCAGTTCATTTTAGTTCACCAACCGAAATGAGAGAGTTTTTTGATGATGGAATGAATATTTTAAATTTCTTCAAAAAGAAAAAAGGCGGTTATTTTAGTAAGAAAAACTGGCATTTAGTAGGATGTGAACTACCACTATCTATACGCCCAGATGAACGTTATAAAAATGTTATATTAAAAGGGTATATTGATTTAGTAATGTATAATCAAGAAGAAAATACATTAAAGATATACGATTTTAAAACGTCTACACGAGGTTGGAATGATAGTGCTAAAAAAGATGAAGATAAACAATTTCAAATTATTTTTTATAAGCATTATTATAGTAAACAATTTGGTATTCCTGAAGATAATATTGAGGTAGAGTTTTTTATATTAAAGAGAAAAATATGGGAAGAAAGTGAATTCCCACAAAGTAGAATCCAAACATTCTCACCTGCAAGTGGTAAAATTAAAACCAAAAAAGCAGTCGACTCAATGACACAATTTATAGAGGAATGTTTTGATATTACAGGAGGATACAAACATACCACCCATAAGATTAACCCTAACAAAAATTGCCAGTATTGTCCTTTCAATGACAATAAAGAATTGTGTATAAAATAACATATTTTTTAAATCCGTATATATTTATATGAAAAAATAAATTCTATGGATAAAAAAGATATGACATTAACTAGTGTAAAGATACAAAGTGAATTATTTGAAAATTTCAAAATAGCTTGTGTTAGACATAAATTTTCTTTACAAAAACTTGCCGATAGGTGTATTCATTTGTACCTTACGGATGAAGAGTTTAAAAAACAAGTTCACAACCACATAAATCTAGAAATAAAAGAAAAATAAATAAATAAGTTTTTATGAATTCAAGTTTTGCCTATTTACCTCAAAATGAGAGGAAAAAAATCCTATTAATTTGTGATGACATCCGAGTTCCATCTGGTGTAGCAACTGTAGGAAGAGAATTAGTATTAAATACTGCTCAACATTTTAATTGGGTAAATATTGGAGGAGCTCTCCAACACCCTGATCAAGGAAAAAGACTTGATCTTTCTCAAGACACAGATATTAATACTGGATTAACTGATTCATCAGTATATATGTATCCTGTAAGTGGTTATGGGGATGCTAATTTAATTAGGCAACTCATTAAGATTGAAAAACCAGATGCCATTTTCTTAATTACTGATCCTAGATATTTTATATGGTTGTTTCAAATTGAAGGTGAAATCCGTAAACAAATTCCTATTGTGTATTTAAACATCTGGGATGATTATCCGGCGCCTATGTACAACCAGGCATTTTATGAGTCATGTGATGCATTATTAGCTATTTCAAAACAAACAAAAAATATTAATGAATTAGTATTAGGTGATAAGGCTAAGAATAAAATAATTGAGTATGTACCTCATGGTTTAAATCATGATACATTCAAACCACTTAATAAAACTGATAAAAATCTAACTGAATTTAAGAAAAAATTATTTGGTAATAAAGAATATGATTTTGTTTTATTCTTTAACTCAAGAAATATCCGCCGCAAACAAATCCCAGATACAATGCTTGCGTATAGATTATTTATAGATCAATTACCTATTGAAAAAGCTAAAAAATGTGCTCTTGTTTTACACACTCATGTAGTAGATGAAAATGGGACAGATTTAGCAGCTGTACAAGAATTGCTTTTAAATGGAGACCAATATAATATCATCTTTACTCCAGGTAATATGGATTCAAATGATATGAATTTATTGTATAATTGTTCTGATGCTCAAATATTATTAACTAACAATGAAGGTTGGGGATTAAGTTTAACAGAAGCTATATTAGTAGGTAATCCAATTATTGCTAATGTAACTGGTGGAATGCAAGATCAAATGCGCTTTAGTATTAATGGAAAATGGATTGATTTTGATGCTGATTTTCCTTCAAACCATAATGGTACTATTAAAGAACATGGAGAATGGGCATTCCCAGTCTACCCAACTAATAGATCAATTCAAGGATCACCATTAACCCCATATATCTGGGATGATAGATGTAATGCTGAAGATGCAGCAGAGCAAATTATGAATGTTTATAATTTAGATAAGGAAGAAAGAAAAGCACGTGGGCTAAAAGGACGCGAATGGGCTTTATCAGATGAAGCGGGGCTTACAGGTGAAAAAATGGGTCAAAGAGTTATAAAAACCTTAGATACATTATTTAAAACTTGGAAACCAAGAGAAAAATATGAATTTATAAATGTAAATGAAGTTAAAGACAAAACAATCCCTCACAAATTAGTATATTAATAAAGTTATGAATAATCCATTATTTTTTATATCATGCCCTATCGATACCTACTCAGGATACGGAGCACGTTCTAGAGATTTAGTTAAAGCAATCATAGAATTAAACAAATACAATGTTAAAATCTTACCAGCACAATGGGGAAATACTCCATGGGGATTTATCCAAAATAACCCAGAATGGGAATTTTTAAATAACCATATGTGGACTCACCCCCAGTTACCAAAACAACCTGAAATTTGGATGCAAATTACCGTACCAAATGAGTTTCAGCCAATTGGTAAGTATAATATTGGAGTAACAGCTGGAATTGAAACTACTCTTTCTCCTGGAGATTTTATTGAGGGGGCAAATAGAATGGATCTAACATTAACTTCCTCAGAACATTCTAAATCTACATTTATAAATACTATTTTACAAAAAGTAGACCAACGTACAAATCAAGTTGTTGGTGAATTAAAAATTGAAAAACCAATTGAAGTATTATTTGAAGGAGCAGACATTAATGTTTATAAACCACTTGACAAAGTATCTTTATTTCCTGAATTAAATAATATTAAAGAAGATTTTGCATTTTTATTTGTAGGGCACTGGATGAATGGTGAATTAGGTGAAGATAGAAAAAATGTTGGTTTATTAATCAAAGCATTTTATGAGATTTTTAAAAATAAAAAAATCAAACCAGCTTTAATATTAAAAACATCTCATGTTGGGTCTTCATATGTTGATAGAGAAGAAATTCTTAAAAAGATAAAAAGTATCCGTAAATCTGTAAATTCAAAAAATCTACCTAACATTTATCTATTACATGGTGAAATGTTAGATACAGAAATGAATGAGTTATACAACCATCCTAAAGTAAAGGCAATGGTTAATTTAACTAAAGGTGAAGGATTTGGAAGACCATTACTTGAATTTAGTCTAGTTAAAAAACCTATTATAACTACCAACTGGAGTGGACACACAGATTTCCTCAACCCAGAGTTTACAACAATGTTGCCTGGTCAATTAACAAACGTTCACCCGAGTGCTGCTAACCAATTCCTACTAAAAGAATCTCAATGGTTTTCAGTAGACCAAGCACAATCTGGAGTTTATATTAATGATATGTTTGAAAATTATAAAAATTATATTGATGGAGCAAAACGTCAAGCATATAAAAATAAAAATGAGTTTAGTTGGGAAAAGATGAAAGAAAAATTAGACGGGATTTTAACCCAATATATTCCTGAGTTTCCAAAACAGGTTCAACTTAAATTACCTAATTTAAAGAAAATAGAATTACCTAAACTTAAAAAAGTAGAAAACAATGATTGATAATTTAACTATATGCTCTAAATGTGGGTCTAATGCTTGTTATCATACTCAAATTAATACTCCAAACCCTGATAACCCAATAATAAATTCTTATTGGTGTTATGGGTGTGGGTTTACTTCAAATGATCTTTTAGTTAAAGATTCTGAGTATTATAATGCTCAAACTGAATTATTTCCTGAACTATATAAAGATCTTATTTATGAGGATGAGAGTGGGAAATGTTGGATTCCTTCAAGTATAAATGTACCTGAAAAAGGAATGGTTTTTATTAATGGGAATAATTCTAATAACTGGAAATGGGCAGGAGTAAAAGCTGTTCCAATACTAGAAAAAGAAAAACACAAATTCCCTATCCCTAAAAAACCAGGAGAATTTTATGAATGGAGAATGGATATGAGTACACTACAACATTTTGAACCCCAAGATTATATGGAGGCTTTAAGTTATATAGGAGTACTTCCTGAATAAAATTTGGGTTTTTAAATTAAAGTTATTATATTCATAGTATGAAAATTAGTTATGCAATTACTGTTTGTAATGAATTAGATGAAGTTAAGCGTTTACTTGATCTTCTTCTTGAAAGCAAACGAGAACAAGATGAAATTGTTGTGTTGGTTGATGAACCAAAAGCAGACCAACTTTTATTAATAATGCTTCAAAATTATGAAACACACCATAATAATGTGTGTGTTATTGAAGATAACTTTAATGATCATTTTGCTGATTGGAAAAATAAACTTACTGCACATTGCAGAGGAGATTATATTTTTCAAATTGATGCTGATGAATTTCCTCACCCTTATTTTATAGAAAATTTACCCTCTATTCTAGAACACAACTCAGCAGTTGAATTATATGCTGTACCTAGAATAAACACAGTTGAGGGTTTAACCCAAGAACATATTCAAAAATGGGGTTGGAAAGTTGATGATAATGGATGGGTAAATTGGCCTGATTTTCAAACAAGAATTTATAAAAACAATCCTGATATTAAATGGAAAAATAAAGTTCATGAAGTATTAGATGGGCATAAGGAATTTGCTTATTTGCCTATGAGTGAAGAGTATGCTTTATTTCATCCTAAATCAATAAAAAGACAAGAAAAACAAAACAATTATTATAATACATTATGAGTGAAAGAAAGTATCTACCAACATTAAGTGAATTAATTGATCGTTTATCAATTACACAATTAAAAGAAGTATTCATTACAGACCATAAAGCAGAATATGCTGCTGAGATAGCTGATATAGTACATGATATTCAACTACATTTAAATGAATGTAAAGAACCAATTACTGCTGAAACAATTCGTGCTATTGTAGTTTTATCACAAATGAATCTCCATATTTGGCACAATGAATCAAATGTTAGAAGTGGCAAATCAGGCCCAAATGCTTTAGCTTTAACTCATGGTCTAAATGGTATTCGTAACACAGCTAAAAATCAAATCCAAGAAGTAATGGGTGGTCGTAAAGACTATAAAATTGATTGTTTAGCAGCTGATTTTAAAGATTGGGAAATATCATGGTAAAAAAACCAATGAAAGTAGTTATATTAGCTGGAGGATTCGGAACCAGACTATCAGAACATACTGATTCTATTCCTAAACCTATGGTAGAAATTGGTGGTAAACCAATTTTATGGCATATAATGAAAATTTATTCTCATTATGGGTATAATGATTTTATTATTTGTTTAGGATATAAAGGTAATATTATTAAAGAATATTTTCTAAATAAACTAAAATATGACTCAGATGTAACTATTGATTTTACTACTAATGAAATTCAAACCTATAATCATATTGTTGAACCTTGGAAAGTATCATTAATAGATACTGGAGCAGATTCATTGACTGGTGGAAGGATAAAAAGAATACAACAACATATAGACGGCCCATTTTTATTAACCTATGGAGATGGAGTATCTGATATTAACATCCCAGAATTAATTAATCATCATAATAAACATAAAAGAAAAGTAACTGTTACAGCTGTCCAACCAGCAGGAAGATTTGGAGGGTTGGAAATTCAAGATAATGTATTAGTTAAATCATTTGTTGAGAAAAAAAGAAGTGATAGTCCTTGGATTAATGGTGGATTTTTTGTTTGTGAGCCTGAAGTTTTTGATTATATTAAAGATGATAATACTATTTTTGAATCTGATGTTCTTGAAAAAATGGCTAGTGAAAACGAATTAACTAGTTACAAACATGATGGATTCTGGGAATGTATGGATACTATTAAAGATAAAAATAATTTAAATAATTTGTGGAATAATAATAAAGCATTATGGAAAACATGGTAAATGATGTTATTAAGCAAGACATTGCTGAAATTGTTAGTAGAGTTGATAACTCTAGATTTAGTGGTAAAAAAATACTTTTAACTGGGGGTGGTGGTTTTATTGGAACATACTTTGTTCATTATTTCACTGCGCTAAATGATTTAGGTATTTTACAAGAGCCATGTAAATTATGTATTGTAGAAAATTTTATTAGAGGAGTACCTAGTTGGTATGAGTATATCAAAGACAGATCAGATGTTGAAGCTATAGAAGCAGATATTAATTACCCTTTAACTCTTCCTAAGTCAGACTTTATTATACACGCTGCTACTATAGCTTCACCTACATATTACAGAATGCACCCTATAGAAACAATGGATGCTAATGTAATAGGACTTAGAAATTTATTAGATTTCGCAAAAGATAACCCATGTGAGAGCTTATTATTTTTCTCCACTAGTGAAGTATACGGTGACCCAGACCCAGACAATATCCCAACAAAAGAAACATATAGAGGAAATGTTAGTTTCACAGGTCCTAGAGCATGTTATGATGAATCTAAAAGATACGGAGAAACACTATGTGTTAACTTTTATCAACAACATAACATCCCCATTAAAGTAGCTAGACCATTTAACAATTATGGACCTGGGTTAAGAATAACAGATAAACGAGTTATACCAGATTTCTTTAATAATATATTAAATAATGAAAAAATAACTATATTATCAGATGGTAAAGCAACTAGAACATTTTGTTATATAGCAGACGCAGTTACCGGATATATTCAAATATTACTTTCAAACCATAATGGAGAAGCATTTAATATAGGAACATCTTACCCTGAGATAACAATGTTAGAATTAGCTCAAACTATATCAGAAGTTGTAACTGGTAATAAAAATTTTGAACATGAATATAAAATAAGTACAGATACTGAATATTTAACTGATAATCCTCAAAGAAGATGTCCTGATCTTACTAAATCAAAATCATTATTAGGGTATGAACATAATATCAGTCTTAAGGAAGGTTTAACTAGAATTTATAATTACTATAAAAGTAGCATCTAATGAATATAACAATTATAGGAACAGGTTATGTAGGGTTAGTTTCTGGAGTATGTTTAGCTTCTAAACAACATAATGTAACTTGTGTAGATATTAGAGAAGAAGTTGTAGATTTACTTAATAATAATAAGCCTCATATACATGAAAATGGTTTATCTGAGTTATTAGATCAAACACTTAAAAGTGGTCATTTTAAAGCTACAACAGATTTAAATAACGCTTTAGAACAAAGTGAATTAGTGATTATTGCTGTTGGAACACCTTCTAAAAATGGTAAAATTAATCTAACCCAAATTAAAAATGCTTGTACCAGCATAGGTAATTTTATTAAGACTAATGATAAATTTATATCTGTAGTTGTTAAAAGCACTGTAGTGCCAGGGACTACAGATACATTTGTTAAAGATATAATAGAATCAACAAGTGGTAAGAAATTAGGAGAATTTGGACTAGGAATGAACCCAGAGTTTTTACGTGAAGGAGAAGCAATAGCAGACTTTCAATACCCAGATAGAATTGTTATAGGATATGAAGATCAAAAAACTAAAAATTTATTAGAGGAAATATATTCTCCTTGGGATTGTGATAAGATAGCAGTTAATACTAGAACAGCTGAGATGATAAAGTATTCAAACAATACTCTTTTAGCATGTTTAATCTCTATGAATAATGAATTAGCTAATTTAGCGTTTGAATTAGGTAATATTAATTACAATGATGTTATTAAAGGTGTAATTAGTGATAAAAGATGGAGTCCAATTATTGATAAAACTAGAATTACTCCTACAATAACTACTTATTTTACTCCTGGAGCTGGGTTTGGTGGAAGTTGCTTCCCAAAAGATGTCCAAGCAATAAGAGCTCAAGGAGAATATTTAGGCTTAAGTATGAATATGACTGATGCAGTTCTATCAGTGAATGATATTCAGCATTATAGAGTTTTACATTACTTAAAAAAGTATTTTGGAAAATTAACAGATAAAAAAATACTACTATTAGGATTAGCTTTTAAACCTGATACAGATGATATTAGGGAATCCAGTGCTTTAAAAATACTATCAGTACTATTAGAAAATAATTGTCAAGTTAAAGCTCATGATCCTATTTCAATGCCTAATACTAAAAAGGAATTTAACAATTCTAATTTAGAATTTATAGAAAATTGGAGAGAAGAAATAAACAATGTTGATGCTATTATAATTGGTACAAATTGGCCTGAGTATAAGGATATTAAAGATAAAACTAATGTTTTAATATTTGATTCAAAACAATTATTTTCAATTGATGAAGTAAAAAATCATAAATACGCTACTTTTAGTTATAATAAAAAATAAACAATATGACAATTAACACTTGTGAGGTTTGTGGAAACACAGAGTTAACACCTGTTTTAGATTTAGGAAATCATCCTATATGTGATGACTTAATTAAAATAGGAGATGAAAGAAAAAATAAAACATATCCTATTCTAATTAAATACTGTGAAAAATGTGGAACAGCCCATCATACTTACCAAATACCTAAACATCAACTTTTCCCATCTGATTACCACTACAGAGCAAGATTTACAGCTGATGTATTAGATGGAATGAAAAATTTAGTTAATTATTTATCTAAAAATTTTATTAATTTAAAGGATAAAAAAGTATTAGATGTAGGATGTAATGATGGAAGTTTATTAGATTTCTTTAGAGAAAAAGGAGCATCTACTTATGGAATTGATCCAACTGATGCCGCTTATGAAGCTAAAGAAAAAGAACATGATATCATATGTGATTATTTTAGCCCTGAGTTAGTAAAAGATTATACTAAAGTCGATGTTATAACATTTACCAATGTGTTTGCTCATATTGAAGATTTAAACCACCTACTTAAAGCAGTATCTACAGTATCTAACCCAGATACTTTATTGGTAATTGAAAATCATTACTTAGGTGGAGTATTACATCAAAATCAATTTGATACCTTCTATCATGAACACCCAAGAACATATAGTCTAAATAGTTTTGTACACATAGCTAAAACATTAGGATTAGATATACTTTCAGTAGAATTTCCATCTCGTTATGGAGGTAATATTAGAGTAGTCATAGGAGATAAAAAATATCATACTCCAATTGAATCAAATATTGATGAGATACTAGAAAAAGAAAAACAATTTATTCATAAATTCAATGAAATGAATGAGTTTATTAAAAATTGGTCTCAAACAAAACGAGATGAAATTTTAGAATTCATTAAAGAAAATGGAAAAATAGAAGCAAAAGCATTCCCAGCTAGAGCAGCTATTCCATTAACATTATTAGGATTAGATGAAAATCATATTAAATGTGTATATGAAAAACCTGGATCATTAAAAATAGGATATTATGTTCCTGGCACTCGTATTCCTATTGTGAGTGATGATGAGATGGGAGATATATCTATTAAAAATGGATTATTAAATAATGCATGGCATATATCAACTGAGATTGGAACTTATTTAAGAAAATTAGGCTTTAACGGAGAGATTATTAATATTATATAGATGAATATAAAATTAACAATACATTTAATGCCTTGGGAAATTGATAATGCATTATTAACATTTACCCAACTTAAAAAATCATTTTATCATATATCTAAAGATGCCAATGTAATTATAGAATCAGTTTTAAATCTATCTTCTAAATTTACTGATTGGGATAAAAGCCAATTACCTAAAGAATTCTTTATAGATAAATACAATGATATATCTTTATTATTAAATGATTATACTCATATAAAAAGAATATATGATGGAGATGAAGTATATGGTTATTTAAATCTCCAACGTGAAAGTTTATCTAAAGAGATAGATTATTATATTGGGGTATGTCCTGATTTTTATTTTAGTGAACATTTACTAGCACTACTAATTGAATCAGCTAAATTAATTTCTAATAAATACTTTGTAATAACACCCCAAATATATAAAAGATGGGATCATACCTGGGATGAAATTACTGATAGTAACTATTTAGATGTTCCGTATAGTGAATGGGAAAATTATGATGTATATAAAGTTAGACATCAATTAAAAATGAACAATGAAGACGCATCATTAATACCTGTTCAAAAAAGTAAATGGGCTTGGTGGTTTGATTTATATAATAAAGAATTCTATGAAAATTTATGTCCTGTTCATGATGATTGGAAGGGGTATGGTCCTTGGGATTGGTACTCTATGATGTTAAGTGAATATGCTAAACACAATATGGGATTAGATTTCCAACAATACTTGCTAAAAGAACAAACAATCTTAGACCTATCAGGAGGACCTCTTAAAGATATGGGATTTACATCATACTATAAAAAGTTTTTAACCCTAATACCAGATGATGCACCCCCAGCCCAAAGAAAGGTATTTGAAAGTAAAATGCAACATTATTTAAATGAAGGAATTAAACAACTTAAAATTAAAAAAATAATTTAATGCACATATTTGCCAATTTTAGAAACCCTGAAAATGATCCTTACTTAGTATTTTTAAAAGAAAAATACCAGGATTATCCTTTTACTTTTTGGTATGATAAGTTTCCTGAATCTCAAGACCAATTAAATATAAATCCTTATAATTTTTTATTCATACATGAACCAAATGAATTTTTTGGATATGCCGCACCTGCTATAAAACTTCAAGATATATACACTGCTATACTATCTTGGGATCAAAATGTTTTAGATAACTGCCAAAATGGAGTTAAATTTACATATAATGGTGTTACATTAGATAATACATTTGTAGATCAAATGAAAGATAAAGAAAAAGCATTTGAAATAAGTTTTTTATGTGGTACAAAAAATCTTGTTGAAGGACACATGTTAAGACATAAAGCATATTCTATAAAGGAACAAATTAATATTCCTAACAAATGGTTTTATGTCCTAGATGATTATGATCATGAAAATGGAGTTCGCCCAGGTTATGGTAACTATAGTAAAGATTTATCTCATATTCCCCCTGGAGTAGACATTATAGGATATGGACGTAGAGTTTTATTTAAAGATAGTATGTTTAATGTTGTTATTGAAAATGTGAATCAAAAAAACTGGTATAATAAAATAGGAGATGCTTTTTTAAGTAAAACAATTCCATTATATTGGGGATGTTCTAATATTAGTGATTTTGGTTATGATGAAAGAGGAATAATTAGATTTAAAGATGAAAATGAACTACTAAATATCACAAATAATCTAACCCCAGATCTATACAACGAAATGAAACCTTATATTGATTATAATTATGAGATTGCATTGTTAGATTATTTTGAAACTAGAATAAGTGAGTTTTTTGACACATTTATTCAAATAAACAACATATGATATTCCCAGAAGTAAAAATATACACACCCGACGTTTACACTGATTTTAGAGGTGACTTATGGACGTTATGGAAACAAGATGAATTTGAACCTAAATTAAATTTTAATCATGATAAAGTTTCTACATCAAGAAAAGATGTTTTAAGAGGTATTCATGGTGATAATAAATCTTGGAAATTAATAACATGTTTATATGGTGAAATGTATTTTGTAGTTGTAGATAATAGACCTGATTCCCCAAATTATCTAAAATGGGACTGGGTTATATTAGATGACAGAACTAGAAAATCAGTCTTAGTACCACCTCAATTTGGAAATGGATTCTATGTCCTAAGTAACCACTCAGTATTTCATTATAAATGGTCATACACAGGGTCATACCCAGACGTAAAAGATCAATTTACTTTAAAATGGAATGATTCTAAAATAGGAATAGAATGGCCTAATGACAATCCAATTTTACAAAAAAGAGATAAATAATTTGGATTATTATAAAAATTATATTATATTAAATTATATGAAAATATTATCACAATACACTAAAGTTAGAGATGTTAAAATAACACCTCAAGAACTTATTGCTTTTGAAGATAGAGTAAAAGATGCATACGAAGCAGGACAGGTAAAAGGCCCTGTTCATCTATCTAAAAATAATGAAGAACAACTAATAGAATTATTCCAACACATCCACCCAGATGATTGGGTTTTTTCAGCTTGGAGAAATCACTATCATGCTTTACTTCATGGGGTTGATCCTGAAAAATTATTCTCATGGATATCTGAGGGTAGAAGTATGGGTACTAATAACATTAGTCCTAATTTTTATGCTTCATCTATTGTAGGTGGAATAATTCCCTTATCATTAGGAGCAGCTATGGGATTAAAACGTAAAAACTCACCTCGTAGAGTTTGGTGTTTTATAGGAGACATGACTATGGAAACAGGGGTATTTCATGAAGCATATAAATACTCCCAAAATTTTAATTTACCATTACAATTCGTAGTTGAGGATAATAACCTAAGCGTTCATACTCCTACTGATATTGCTTGGGGTAAAAGAATGGAAGTGCCTGAGAATGTTATTTATTATTCTTATAAGATGTCATATCCTCATCATGGAACAGGTAAATGGGTTAATTTTTAATTATTATGAAATACAAAGACGAATTAGTTAGAGCAATGGAATGGCTTGGAGCCAAACCAAATACAGTATTTACAGGGCAAGCAATCGGTTTTAGTGGTCATGCTATCTCAAATACAATGGAAAAAGTACCTCAAGATAAAAGAATTGAGTTACCTGTACTAGAAGAAACCCAATTAGGAATGGCTACAGGAATGGCTATGACGGGGTGGGTTCCTATTACTTGTTATCCTCGGTTTGATTTTTTTATCTTAGGTTTAAATCAATTAGTTAATCATTTAGATAAAATGCAAGACATGTCTAAAGGAGATATGAAACCAAAAGTTATTATTCGAGTAGCTGTTGGTTCAAAACTTCCATTTAGTGCTGGTCCTCAACATACTCAAAACCATACTGAAGCTATAAGAAAAATGCTCACAGAAGTTGAAGTTGTTGAGTTAATAGAGCCTGAACAAATATTTGAAGCATTCAAAACTGCTTATGAAAGAGAAGATGGTAAGTCAACATTAATTATTGAACACGCAGAGTATTATGGGACAAAATAATTTTAATTGGCCTCTTATTAATGATAATATTTCTAAAACAGATAGAGAAGTATTAGCTGATTTTTGTTTAAACGGAGAACGTTTTACAAACGGACCTAAAGTAAAAGAATTCGAAAAAATATGGTCTGAATGGTTAGGAGTCAAACACAGTGTAATGGTCAATTCAGGTGCCTCAGCTAATTATATTTCAATAGCTATGGTTAAAGAATTACTAGGTGAAGGAGAAGTTATAGTACCACCTCTAGGATGGACGTCTGATATCTCATCTGTAGCTCAGTTAGGAATGATACCAGTATTTGTGGATATAAGTTTTAGTAATTTAGCTATTACAGCCGAAAATATTAAACGTGCTATAACTCCTAAAACAAAAGCAATTGTGTTAGTGCACTGTCTAGGTTTTAATGGTATCAATGATGAAATTATTAAAATAGCTAAAGATAATAATTTAATATTAATTGAAGATTGTTGTGAATCTCATGGTGCTATGTTTGGAGATAAAAAAATAGGCTCAATAGGAGATATTTCATTATTTTCATTTTATTTTGGCCACCATATAACAACTATTGAAGGTGGAATGGTTTGTATTAATGATTCTAAACTATACGATCTAGCCAAATTATTCCGCTCACACGGAATGACCAGAGAAGCATCCCCTGAATTGCAGAAACAATATCAAGACTTATACCCTAAACTAAATCCACTATTTACTTTTGCTGTAGCTGGATTTAATATGAGAAGTACAGAATTAAATGCTGTGTTAGGTATAGAGCAAATGAAACGTATAGATTATAATATTAATAAACGTGTTGAGAATCTTAAAACATGGCTAGATCATTTAAATTCAAGTAAATTTATGACTAGTTTTACAACCCAAGGAAACAGTAGTTTTGCTTTACCCTTAATACTACAGTGGTCTAATGTTGATAAATTAAAAGACGTTTGTAGACTATTAGAAGAAGAAAAAGTAGAATATAGACTAGGAACAGCTGGAGGTGGGAATCAAGCACTTCAACCATACTTAAAAAAGTTTAACCACAGAATTAATGATAATTTACCTGTAGTTGATTATATCCACTCAAATTCACTTTATATTGGTAATCATCCTGAATTAGAAAATGAGCAAATTATTAACCTTTGTAATAAATTAAATAATGTTTAAAAATCAAAAAGTTTTAGTAACTGGTGGAGGAGGAATGATTGGTCGCTCACTAGTAAAATTTTTATTAAAAAAAGGAGCTAAAGTAACCATAGCAGACTTAACCCAACCCTCAGACTTACCTAAAAAAGTAAAGTATAAAAAAATAGATTTAAGATACTTTGATCAATGTGAAAAGATCTGTAATGGAATGGATTATGTTTTTAATTTAGTAGGTATTAAAGGCTCACCTAAAATGTGTGCTGAACAACCAGCAGATTTTATGGTACCGATGCTTCAATTTAATACTAACATGATGGAAGCAGCTCGTAGAGCAGACGTTAAATGGTATTTATATACTAGTTCTGTTGGCGTTTATGCACCTGCTGACGTATTCAAAGAAGATGATGTGTTAAATACTGTTCCATCTCCTAATGATCGATTTGCGGGTTGGGCTAAAAGAATGGGTGAAATGCAAGCTGAAGCATATTCTATTCAATACGGATGGGATAAGGTTTCTATTGTAAGACCTGCTAATGTATATGGAGCATATGACAATTTTAATCCTGCTAATGCAATGGTTGTTCCTTCATTAATTAGAAAAGCCCAAGAAAATGATATATTAGAAGTTTGGGGAGATGGCTCAACAATTAGAGATTTTATTCATGCTGATGATGTAGCATTAGGTATGTTATTTGCTGTTGAAAACCAAATTACCCAACCACTAAACTTAGGCTCAGGAGAAGGTTACTCAATTAAAGAAGTAGTAGATATGGTAGTTAAATACTCTAATAAACCTCTAAAAGTAAAATGGTTAACAGATAAGCCTGCAGGAGATAAAATCCGTTTATTCGATATGACCAGAGCTAAATCACATGGATTTAACATCTCAGTATCATTAGAAGAAGGAATTAAAAAAACTACTAAATGGTTTTTAAATAATAAAGAAATTTTAGATAAACGTTATAATGCATTTGTAAACCACTAATGAAAGATTTTTTAATAACTGGAATTAATAGTGGATTAGGAAAATATCTATATGATAATTTACCTAACTCATTAGGATTAAATAGAGATAACTTTGCTGCTATAAAAGATGAAAGTTATCAAACTATAATACACTGCGCATTTAATAAAGAAAATACTATTACTGATTATAAGAAGTATTTAGATGATAATATTTTTCTTACTCAACGTCTTAAAAATTTAAAATATAATAAATTTATCTATATATCAACTGTAGATGTTTACCAAGAATATCACAATGTGTATTCTTCTTTTAAGAAATTTGCAGAAACATTATTAGATGAAAACGATTTAATTTTAAGATGTCCTATGATGTTAGGTGACACTATGAAACCTAACCATGCTACAAAAATAAAAGACAATATCGAATCAATAGGACTATCAGGAAAATCTAAATTTAATTATCTATTAATGGATGATTTAGTTGAGTTTTTTATTAGTGATGATTATAAACAATATAAAGGAGTAATTGATTTTGTAGCTAATAGTTTAGTTGAATTAGAAGATGTAAAACAATATTTTAACTCAACTACTAAATTAGGAGAATATGTTTATGAGAATAACTTGGAATTTACAAATCCTATTTTTATATTAAATGAAAAGTATAATAAATCATCTTTAGACAATCTAAAACAATATTTTAAATGAAAAAACGCATATTAATCTGTGGAGCAACAGGTTTTATTGGTAGAAACTTATTAGATTTCTACCACCAGAAAGATAATTATAATATCAGAGCAACACATTTTAATCGTCCCGCTATTGAAGGATATGATGGAGTTGAATGGGTTAAAGTTGATTTACGTAATCCCGAAGCCGTAAAACAAACATTGCAAGACGTAGATATTGTTTTACAATTTGCTGCTACAACATCTGGAGCTAAAGATATCATGACTCGTCCTTATATTCATGTTACAGATAATGCTGTTATGAATAGTTTATTATTAAGAGAATGTTATGAGCAAAATATTGAACATTTTGTATTCCCAAGTTGTACAGTAATGTATCAACCATCTTCATGTGCTTTAGCAGAATGTGATTTTAATGGAAATGAAGAATTATTTCCTACTTATTTTGGTGTAGGTAATACTAAAATTTATATTGAGAAAATGTGTGAATTCTTTTCTCGTTTAGGTAAAACTAAACATACTGTTATGAGACATTCAAACATGTATGGACCTTATGATAAATATGATTTAGAACGATCTCATATGTTTGGAGCTACCATTACAAAAGTAATGACTTCTACTGATGGGAAGATTAATGTTTGGGGAACCGGAGAAGAAGCACGTGATTTACTTTATGTGGAAGATTTAGTTAAATTTGTTAATTGTGCTCTTGAAAAACAAGAAAACCTATATGAATTATTTAATGTAGGTGTAGGTAAGGCAATCCAAGTAAAAGATGTAGTTAATAAAATTATTACCCACTCAGGTAAAAATTTAGAAATAGTTCATGATTTATCCAAACCAACAATCCCTACATCATTATTTTTAGATTGCACTAAAGCTAAAGAATTATTAGATTGGGAATCAGAAACAGACTTAGACACAGGTATTATTAAAACTTTAAATTGGTATAAAGAAAACTTATGATTAATGCTTTTATAACAGGTATAACAGGGATGGTTGGCTCACATTTAGCTGATTTCCTATTAGAAAATACAGATTGGAAAATTTATGGTTTAGCTAGATGGAATGATTCATTAGAAAATATTGAGCATTTGTCTGAGGAAATTAATAAACGAGAACGTATTGAACTTATTTATGGAGATTTAAATGATTTAGCTTCCCTTATCACATCAATAGATAAAGCTAAACCAGACTATATTTTTCATTTAGCGGCTCAATCGTACCCACAAACAAGTTTTGATGTACCTATAGAAACGCTTCAAACAAATATATTAGGGACGGCTAATTTATTAGAGGCATTGCGTAAATCACCATATAAAAATGCTATAACACACGTATGTGCATCTAGTGAAGTATTTGGTAGAGTACCTGCTGATAAACTACCTATTGGGGAAGAAACAAACTTCCACCCAGCATCACCTTATGCTATATCTAAAGTTGGAACTGATTTAGTAGGTCGTTATTATGCTGAAGCATACGGAATGACTATTATGACTACTAGAATGTTTACCCATACCGGTCCTAGACGTGGAGATGTATTTTCAGAATCAACATTTGCTAAACAAATTGCAATGATTGAAGCGGGGCTGCAAGAACCTAAAATTTATGTAGGTAATTTAGATTCACTTAGAACATATGCTGATGTTAGAGATGCTGTTAAAGCATATTATATGTTAGTTACCCATGATCCTAAAGGTGGTGAGTATTATAATATTGGAGGAACATATACTTGTAAAATTGCAGACATGCTTAACTATTTGATTAGCCAATCAACAATTAAAAATATTGAAATTGTAACAGACCCTGAACGTTTAAGACCAATTGATGCTGATTTACAAGTACCTGATACTACAAAATTTCAAACCCATACAGGGTGGTCCCCCGAATACACATTTGAACAGACAATGAATGATCTTCTCCAATACTGGAGAGATAGAGTTAATTCAGGTCGTAGATTTTTAAGACGATAAAATATGCAAGGTATAGTAATTCAAGGCCCTACAACTTATTGTAAACAAATAGTTGAACATTATAAACATATTAAACATATTGTTTGGTCAACTTGGGATGATGAACCTGTTGAGAATTTAGAGTATATTAAACAACATATACCTTTAATAGTTAATGAAAAACCTTCATTTAGCGGGTATTTAAATGTTAATCTACAAGTATTATCTACTTTTAAAGGTATTGAATACCTAAAAAATAAAGAAGTAACAGAAATCTTTAAAATTAGAGGAGATGTTATCATTACAGAGATTGATAAAATGTTAGGTCTTCTTAAAGGAAAACAACTTTCATTTTTACAAATGTGTAAACCCGAAACACGAAAAGATATATACTATGAATTAGTTTACTCTCATTTCTCTCATGATTACCCAGCAGATGTTGTAATTTATGGTTCTACAGATGTTTTATATAATGGTTTTAATTTTTATATAGATCAAATGTATGCAATTCCCCCTGAATCTTTAGTAGCTTATAGTTTATTAGGTTATATGGGAGTAGAATTTTTATTAGAATATAATCATTTAATTAATAATGGGGTTACTTTTTTCATGGAAGATTGTTTAGCCAATAATATTGATATTCTTTGGTTAAAAAGAAATACAAGTATTGTTAATGATACAAAAGATAAAAACATATATGAGTATTAAATTAATTATATTTGATTTAGATGGTGTTTTAGTTGAAGCAAAAAATATTCATTTTGAAGCACTTAATAAAGCTTTAGGTAAATATTCTATAACTTGGGATGAACATTTATCTATATATGATGGTTTAAAAACTAATCAAAAATTAGAAATACTAAATGAACGAAAAGGTTTACCAAAAGAATCTTTTAATGAAATATGGACAAATAAACAAAAATACACTCTAGAAGCTTTAAGGAATTTAAAATCAAATCCACAACTTCAAGTATGTATGGACTTGCTAATTAATGATGGTTATAAATTAGCTGTTTGTTCTAATAGTATTCGTAAAACAGTCTTAACTGTATTATCTAAATTTGATATTATAGATCGTTTTGATTTAATTTTATCAAATGAGGATATTAAAAACAGTAAACCCCACCCTGAGATTTACTGGAAAGCAATCTCAGAAATGGGTTGCCTTCCAGAAGAAACACTAATCATAGAAGATTCCCCATATGGTTTATTATCAGCATCAAGAAGTAAATCTCATATTTTTAGAGTTGGCAGTCCAAAAGATGTTATTTATCTTAACATAAAGAATAAAATTAATAAAATTAAAGAAAATTATAATATGAAATCACCTGCTTGGAGAGATGAAAAATTAAATGTTTTAATTCCTATGGCTGGTGCTGGTTCACGTTTTGAACAAGCTGGTTATACATTTCCTAAACCTCTTATAGATGTTAAAAATAAACCAATGATTCAAGTAGTTGTTGATAATTTAAATATTAAAGCCAACTACATATACATTGTTCAAAAATCACATAGAGAAAAATACAATCTAGATACTCTACTTAACCTAATCACTCCCGATTGTAAAATAGTAGAAGTTGATGGTTTAACTGAAGGAGCTGCTTGTACAGCATTATTAGCAAAAGAATACATAAATACAAATTCACCTTTATTTTTTGCTAACTCAGACCAATTTGTTGAATGGGATTCAAATGAATTTATGTATAAAATGAATGAAACTAATGCTGATGGAGGTATTGTTACATTTGAAGCAACTCACCCTAAATGGTCATTTGTTAAAGTAAATGAAAAAGGTTTAGTAACAGAAGTAGCTGAGAAAAATCCAATCTCAAATATTGCTACTGTTGGTTATTATTACTGGAAACATGGTTCTGATTTTGTTAAATATGCTGAACAGATGATTGATAAAAATATTAGAATAAATAATGAATTCTATGTTTGCCCAGTATTTAACGAAGCTATAGGTGATAATATGAAAATTAGAACTTTTAATGTAGAAGGAATGTGGGGTTTAGGTACTCCTGAAGATTTGAAATATTATTTAGAAAATTACAAATGATATTAATTAGTCACAGAGGAAATATTGTTGGTCGTTTTGAATCATATGAAAATGAACCCAATTATATTGACTTAGCGTTATCAGAAGGATATGATGTTGAAGTTGATGTTTGGGTAATTGAAGGAATTTTTTATTTAGGACATGATAAACCACAATATGGAATTACTTTAGATTGGTTAAATGAACGAAAAGATAAACTTTGGATTCATTGTAAGAATACAGAAGCCGTTGAATGGTTTAATACTTTATGTAATACATACAACTATTTTTGGCATCAAGAAGATACACTTACTCTAACATCAAAAGGTTATATTTGGGTATACCCTGGAAAGCAACCTATAAATAATAGCATAGCTGTGATGCCCGAGATTAATAATGATGATACCTCCCATTGCTTAGGTATCTGTTCAGATTTTATTCAAAATTATAAACAATGAAAATATTAGTTATAGGAGATAGTTGTAAAGATGTTTTTAGATATGGAAGAGTAACTCGGATCGCACCTGAAGCCCCAGTTCCTATTATCATACCAGAAAAAGAAACATCAAACCCAGGTATGGCTGGTAATGTAGTAGCTAATTTAAAAAAATTAGACTCAACAGTAGATTTTATTACTAACCGAAATGAAATCTTTAAAATTAGATATGTTTGTTCAAAATATAATTATTTACTTTTAAGAGTAGATGAAAATGATACTTGTGAACATATATCTCATGATGTGTTAGAAAACATAAAATGGGATGAATATGATGCTGTTGTTATAAGTGATTACTGTAAAGGATTTTTAAATGAAGATGATATTAAGTATATTTCTTTATCTCACCCACTTACATTTTTAGATAGTAAAAAATTATTAGGAGATTGGGCTCACAATATTAGCTTTATAAAAATTAATTTTCATGAGTATGAAAGAAATAAAGAAATTTTAGATAGTGACTCTATTTTAAAAAATAAAACAATAGTAACTAGGGGTAAGTATGGATGTGATTACCAAGAAAAAAATTATCCTACAGAAGAAGTACCAGTAAAAGACGTCTCAGGAGCAGGAGACACATTCCTAGCAGGGTTGGTTTGTGATTATGCTAAAACTAAAAACATAGAATTGGCTATTAATTTTGCTCAACTATGTACAACTATAGTAATCCAAAAAACAGGAGTATCAACAATATGAAAACAGCAGCATTATTATATGGAAGAAATGATGGTTATAAAGAAGATGACCGAGTAATAGTTTGTTTAGAATCAATGTTAGATTCATTTGATGAAGTGTGGTTTTTAGATTGGAATTCACCTAAAGATAAAAACCCATTATTGTGGGATTTAAAGGATAGATTACCTAAAACAGGGCGTTTAAAACATATTGTTATTTCATCTGAGATAGCATCTATACTAACCAACAATGATTCTAAAGTACAAGCATGTTTGCAAACATTATCAACTAATATAATGTTAAGAAGATGTAATGCCGATTGGATTGTAGCCACAACTATTGACATTATAGCTCCTAAAAAAGAAACATTAAATAACTTTTTATCATTAGCTGATAAGTCTACTTTTTATACTTTATCTAGAAGAGAAGCTAAAATGGAGGATTTAGAAAATATAGGAATGGAAAATTGGAAGCAATTTAGAGATAACTTAGATACTATTTCAGAACCTAGGTATTTCCCAGCACAAGTAACACCTAATGATAAATACAGTTTAATTAATTGCTGTGGGGATTTTCAGTTAGCTCATAAAGATATTTGGAATACTATTAAAGGGTTTGAAGAAGGAATGACCTATGCATGTTATCAAGATACCAATGTTCAAAAGAAATCAGTATTAAATGGTTTTAATTTACAAGCTATTTTTGATGTTCCTTTATATCATTTATCTCATAAAGGTATGGGTAATGATGGTTCATCACCTTCAAAACAATACTATAATGATGCTTTAGACTGGGTTGAATTTTTTACAAAATCTGAAAATGAAGATGATTGGGGGTTAGCTAATACTGAAATTGAGTATGAATTAATTTAATATGTATCAATAAAACGTTATGAGCAAATCAGAATCACCACAAAAACCCCTTGCTTTAGAGATACTATTCCAGCAGATAGAAGATTTGCAAGATTTAGTTAATAATAAAGAATATGCATCTTTCATACTAAAAGAAAGTTATAAAATTATAACTAATGCTATTAAAAAAAAGCAACCTACTGTTCAATTATTTAATATATCAAACTTAGGATTTATTGTTTCTGTTAAAAAAGAAAATTATAAACCATGTTTACAAAGTATTCTTAAATGTTATGAAGAAATAGAAGATTATAAAACATGTTCTCAAATTAATAAACTAATAAGTAAATTATAATATGGAATTTTATTTTTATCATAAGAACGATACACATAAGGAACCTATAAATAGAAAAAAATTAAGTTCATATAATGAGGCCCTTAATTACTTTTCAACATCAAAGAAACTTACCCCAAATGAATTTTTAAATGTGTTTAAAATAGATAGATATGAGTGAAGATGTTCCAACACAAGGATTTGATGATGTAAATGAAATTAAAAAAGCTTTTGAAACAATTTTAGGAGCAACAGTTGATATAGAATTTACTTTAAATAATCTTGCTTCTAAACAACTTTTTATAGACGTTATTGAAGATATAATCACAGTTTCATCTCAAGGTGAACTGGTGTTTTCAGCAACCGGAATAGATCTTGATACTATCACTAATCCTTATTTATCTATTATAGAAAAATTATTTGTGTTGCATTTTGGAGAGGAAGCATTTGAAGTAATAGCATGGTATATTAGTAAACAAATAACTCCAAATACTATAAAAACTAAACTTGAGGATAATGATGGTAATCTCCATAAACTAGATACTCCTGAAGATTTATGGGAGTTTTTAGTAACAAAATTCTTTAGCGAATAATTTGGAGATCGGAAAATTTTTTCATACATTTATAGAAAATTAAAACATATGATGATGAGAAAATGTTCAGTTTGCAATGAGGATATCAATCCTAAACGTTTAGAAATTCTTCCAAACACCCAAACATGTGTTCAACACTCTACTGTTGAGAAGAAAGTAGCAATAACAGTTCAAATGGGTACTGGTGACCACACATGGACTGAAACATTTGCTGTTGAGCGAGAAGAATATGATCGTTTAGAGGAGATGAAGGGAAACTTTAAAAAAGCAACAGCATCTGAAACCAAATCAGAATCTACATTTATTAATGTTAATGAACTTAATGAATGGGATTTAGCGATATTGGATAATTTAGATGATGAAGATGAGCCTGAAAAAGAAGAACAAGACCTAGACGATATTACAGGAGAATAATATGCCAAAATCAAAACCACTTACTAAAGAACAAATTTTAGCAGCGATGGGTAAAACCAAATCTAATCGTGCCGCTGCTAGATATCTTAATGTAAGTTACATACACTATAAAGGCTGGGCTAAACTATACCATGAGGAAGAAGGAGGGGTATCTTTATTTGAAAAGCATAAAAACCCTTCAGGTAAAGGTATTCCTAAATTCCTTAGTAATGGGAAGAAAGACCCAGCTTTAATGGATGTTATTGAAGGAAGAGTAGATTCTTCTCACTTCAACCCTCAAAAAATAAAATATCGTTTGATAGAAGAAGGTTATCTAAAAGAAGAATGTAATTCATGTGAATTCCAAGAACGTCGTGTTTTGGATTATAAAATGCCACTCATTTTACATTTTAAAGATAACAACAAAAAGAACTACAGGGTAGAAAATTTACAAATGTTGTGTTATAATTGTTATTTTTTAACAATTGGAGATATATTTACTGGAAAACAGATTGAAGGACTTGAAGATCATAAACCTGTAAATGAAGGTCAAGTAGATTGGGAGGTTGATGATTATACCACCCAACGGCTAGCTGAGTTAGGTTTAGGAGATTCTATTCCTAGAGATGATGGGAGTGAATTTATTAGTAGAGTTTAGCAATATTTATAAATAAATGAAAAGAAGCAAAAAACACCAAAATATAGTAAATGATTATTCTAAACAAAAGAATAAACATCTGGAAAATCTTGCTTCTCAACTACTTAAAAATGATGAAAAGGCAAGCCAATTGAAAGCATATGATCTTGATGACAAATGGCTAAACCTATTCTAACCACCCCAACCCAGTTTCAAGTAGAAACATTTGATGATTTTCTTCAACTAGCTGAAAATCACGATTTTCGCCTTGCTGAAACAATAGTGAGAGTAATTCTAGCTAACCTAAAAACCAGAAAAAGATTTATAAATGTAATGTCTATATCAGTAATAGCTACTAATGAAGTTATTGAGTTAACTGCAGATAGACGAGAATTTATAGAAATATTAAATAAAAATATAGTTCATTTTGAAAAACAAGAGTTATATGAGGATTGTATAAAAATAAAAAAAGCCATAGAGTATCTAGTTTCTAAGAAAAAATAGATTATGTATTATAGACAACCAAACTTAATACAATTTATACAACATGGCAGCAAAATTAAAAACCTCACAAACTAAAACTCACATAGCAAAACCAAAAAGAAAAAGACCGGGAGTGCACAGTAAGAAAAAAATTTCAAAATCTAAAAATAGTAAAAACTATAAAAAAGCATATCGCGGACAAGGAAAAAAATAAAATAAAACAAAGTTATGAGTAAAAACACCAATCTACAACGTTACGAATGTCTTAAGACATATATTCAAGTAATGGAGGGAAAAAAGAAACGAAAGGCTACTAGCCAAAAACAATTCGCCCAAAATTACAAATACCACCCAGCTTTAGAATATGTTGACCGGAGGAAGTCTAGCTAATTATTTTAATAGTATCCCTGATACGGATTTAGTAAAATTAGCTCTAAGCAATAGAAAGGGGTTAGAGGAATTTTGTATTCTTCTTACTTTAGATGCACAGATGTATGAAGAAGAAAATTCTTCCCCCCAATTCTTTTGTTAGGATTTTAAAACTTATGTTAGTATATTTATAGAAAATAATAAAGGTATGCAATTTACATTAAATCAAGCGATTAAGAATCATTGGAGAACCGCAAATGAGCTGTTGAAAGAAAACCAATTAGAAGAAGCAAACGAATACTTAGATAGGTGTTTAGTAGTTTTAGCTAAAGCCACAAGTAATAACCAAAATGAGTTAGCTGGGGTTAGAGTTGAACTATGGAAAGAACGAGTATGGTATGCTTTAGAAAACAATGGATTATTAAATGACGCATGAAAACCCCCCAAAATCAAATAAACGGTTTAAATGAAAGGCATGTTGCTCAAATCATTAGAAGAAAAATGATTCAGCAAGTAGTCCCTTCAGGGAAAGTTTACTCAAGAAAAAACAATAAAAATATAATTAACAATGAGGAATAATATCCGAACACCCCAAATCTCTAGAACAATTTATACTAGAGATACAGTGACCCCACAAATTGCACCCCCCTCACCACCCAGTGAAGAACCAATACCTGTTGAAACTCCAACTGTAACAGATGAAACAACCCCAAATGTACAACTCCCAACCACTGAGCCAAAAAATCCAGCTACTGGAAACAGTAAATAAGTTTTTAGTAGTATTAGGAGAAGAAAAATTTACCTTACATTTTTGTCAAAGTAAAGATGAGGATGAATGGTTTGAAGTGTTTGATTCTTCTAACAATTCTGTAGATGATAATACTTTTGATGAAGTAATAAATTACTGGGAAGAAAATTTTTAATGTAAAATAATAAATTAAGGTTATGAAGAAACTCCTTCAATTAGAAGAGGATAATGAAAAATCTTTTTATGTAATGAATGATTGGGCCGAGTATTGGTCTGGGTTAAAGCTTGGGAAAGCAGCCTTTAGTGATAATTTTGAAGATGCTAAAACTTTAGAAAGAGATACGCAATTCAAAACTCTTCAAATATTAAGTGATTATCCAATAGAAAAAATTTATTTATAAATGGGAAAATTAAAATTAAAATATGATTTTGATACTTCAAAATGTCTTGAAGTAGAGTATGAACCCGGAGCATGGAATAGGGTTACGTGTAATACCTTTAGATCATACAATGGAAATAGAAGAATAATAACATGGGATAAAAATAAAAATCCTATATATACTGAATTTAATCATCCTTTATATTACTTTGAGACAAATACTATAGTAGAAACTCCAATTAATGACGGAACTCAATACATTCATGGAAAAAGAACCGAATCACAACCTAGAAAATATGAAAATTTCTCCTAAAAGTTATCTAACTGTAACTTCATATGAAGTAGAATATGAAGATAAAAAATACCTAATGAGTATCGACTATGATAATATCCACAACCTAACCCGGCTATACTTAGAAGATGAAGATGGTAATGAAATAAATGATTTTAAATTAGTAGATAAGTTTCTTCAAGAAATCAAAATCCAGTCTGCTCCTTACACAACCTAGTTATATTTATTAATATAAATTAAAACCATGGAAGGTGTCACGGAAATCAAATATAATACAGTTTATACTTGCCTGGGCACTTTCGGGGCTATACACTTTTGGGTTTAGTTTCATAGTGATATATACATTTTCACTGTCTATAGGTTTATTTATAGTATCTTTGTTTGTTTGGATATTTTTATTTATAATGTTTATGGGAATAACATCTGAATCATTAAAAGTTATGAAGGCCAAATTGAAAAAAAGCAAAACTGAGGAAACAACTGAAAATCCTCTCCCTATAAGGAAAAAACCAAAGTATAGAGACGTATGTAATAATAGAGGTTAATAGGATTAATCAATATTTATGGTCATGGAAAACGAGATTAAATCTAGCAGTTATGGTGAGACTTTCCTAAGTAAGCTTAAAGAGCAATCATTCACAATCATTATCTTAGTTGGCATAATGTACTACCAAAACACTCTGTTCAATAAGCAGATGGATGAGTATAGACAGATGATTCAAGAGAAGGAAGAGTTGGTACTAAAGCTAACAGACGAAGAAAGAGCTCGTTTGGTTGAACGTGAAAAGTACTTAATTGGCCAACGAGATATATTCATAGAAGACCTCAAAGAAAGAGCAAACAAATAAGTTGTTTTTCTTAAAAAAAGATTGTATATTTAAGTTATGGAATTAATCACAACTTATATCTGTAAGAAAGGAGATATAGGTGTTCACGATAATATGTTTGGTGGCACTATTCTTTCACTTATAGATGATGCAGCTGCTTCATATGCATCACAGATCTGCGATACACAGAAAATAGTTACTCGAAAAATTGACTCTCTTGAGTTTAAAAAACCAGTCAAAATAGGTACAATCCTTAAAGTATATGGTGAAGTAGTTAAATTTGGTAACACATCAGTAACAATAACAATTGACGTACGGAAACATAGTGTGTATACTGGGGATCAAGAAACTGTTACCCACACACAAATGGTATTTGTAAGAATTGATGATAGTGGAAAACCAAGACCTATTCACCAACACGTAAAAGATAGGTACTGGGATAGGGTTGAAAAATATGGGAGAGGGTTGTTAGATGAGAGGGAAAGAAATCAATAGATTTTTAAGAAAAATTTGGATTTTTTAAAAAGATATATTATCTTTAGAGTATAATTAAAAAAATAAAGGTTATGAGCAAATCAGTCACACTCGAAAACAGCTTTGAACTACAATTAGTTCCAGACACTTATGAAAAAACTGTCACTGTGTATTTGTTTGATATAAACAATGGTACACGAGTAACATTAACCACATTTGAAGGTGGTAAGTGGAAATCAATTTCAAGAGAACATATTGATAAATTCTTTGAATTAATTAGAATACACCCTAAAATTAAAATTGCCTTGAAAAAAGTATTTGGGGAATTAAAAGAAGAAACCACTGGTGAATTTATTACTTCAATGAAATGTTTACGTCGTAGACTTACTATTCAAATTAAAAGATATCTAATTTAAAACAAATACTATGCCAACAATTACAGCCTATCATGTTGATGTTGATGTAGACATTGACGTTGAGGATTTCCTAACAGAATGTTCAAGTGGAGAGATTAATGATTTAATTAATGCTCTTGCTAAGGATGGACATTTATCCTCTAAACAAACCATCAAAGCATCTTCTAAAGGACTATCAGTACTAGAGGAAGAATTCTTTAATAAATGCACAGAATTAGCTCTTAAATTCCATTCTATAAGTAATGAAGAATTAGAATTAATTGAGAATTTACATAAAAAATATTGTTAATGAAAAAAATAACAGCAACGCTTTTATTAACCCTATCATTAGTGGTAGGATACGCTCAAAGTGCAGTGTATGCAAGAGCAACTACCCTAAATGTAGGAGTTAAAAACAACTGGACGGGAGAATTTGAATGGATGGGTCCTCAAGTTACTGAGGGTGAAGTAACTGTAAAAATCGAACCAACAGTTATATCTATTAATTCCCAAACACCCCAACACTACACGATCTACTCAAACTCTGAGAATGTTGAAACAGAGGGTTCAGCGGTGTATTGGTATGCCTATGATTCAACTGGCCAGCGGTGTAGGCTTTATTTAATAGAAAACGAAGTAGGAGATGATTTTCTCGCTATTGAGTATAACGACTTTGCTTGGATATATGGTTTAGTACCTTTAAAATAAAATAAAATAAAAAGTTATGGCAGAATTTAGTAAACAATGGGTCGAATTAAACGACAATGAAATGGGTTGGGATTTTGATATTGAAAAAGTAGCATCCGAATTACCCAAAAGCACAATGATTCCTTATATTTGTGAAGGATTTGGATTCCTTGCAATTGGAAAAGACGAAAACGATCAAATCTACTTAGCAATGCCTACAGGTAACTCCAATAAAGAAGGATCTGAAGTAGAATGGAAGAAAATGGAGGAGGTGACCAATGGATAAGATGATGTCACTATTCGAATACCTAGGTAAACCAGCAGGAGGAGATTTAGGTAAAAAAGTATACCTTGCTGCACGAGCAAAAAATGTTAACCACTCACAACGAGAAGTATCTACTAAGACTTACACAGGTATGGTAATGTTATATCCTGAATCATTTTTGGGTGAATATTTCAAAAGTGAAGCAGATAAACATAAAGCAAAAGAACTTCAAAAGATGGATTTACCTCCTATTGAAAATGAAAGTAGTACTCCTTTTTAATATGTATAATCATTAAAACATAATGATGAAAAATACTCAACTTACTAATATTTTTAAATCTATATTATCTGAAGGTAAAAAAATAGATCAAGATGGAGATGGAGACAAAGACTTTGCAGATGTGATGATCGCAAGACTAACCGCTTCAGGAAAGGATAAAGATGATGCTATCAAATTTACCAAAAACAAGAAATATAATAAAAAATCAGTAAAAGAAGGTGGTGACAATATGACGGAAAACTATATGTTTTTCAGTAATCTAAAACAAATGCACCGCCAAATTGAGTTTTTAATGCAAATTGATCCTCAAGTTATTGAATCAATTCTCCAAAACGGACACGATTGGGCTGATGACCATGTTACAGTTGCTAAGGAAAATATGGATCAAGTATTTGATTTCATAATGAACAAAACTAAATAATTTTACGACGATAATTATCCTTTTTAATATGTATTAGTAACAAACTAGTTTAAAATTATGTTACTTAAAAACGGATCAAAAGGAGAAGAAGTAAAGTTACTTCAAGAAAAATTAGGTTTAGGTATTGATGGTATATTTGGACCAGGCACTGAAGCTAAAGTAAAAGAATGGCAAGCTGCAAATGGATTAGCAGCGGATGGTATAGTAGGACCAGGAACATGGGGTAAGATGTTTGGAACAGCAGCTCCAGTAGTTACACCTGCATCTGCTCCAGTAGCAATCCCACCAAGTTCATTTAAATTAGCTGCCTTAAAGGGACATATCCCTGATGCTGTAATAGCTCAAATACCTGAAACAGCAGCTAAATTCAATATAACAAATTCACTACGTTTAGCTCATTTCTTAGCACAATGTGGACATGAGTCAGGTGGATTTAAAGCAATAAGTGAAAACTTAAACTACTCAGCTGATGGTTTAAAAAGAATATTTGGAAAATATTTCCCTGGTGATCTAGCTGCTTCATACGCTCGCCAACCAGAAAAAATTGCATCTCGTGTTTACGGAGCAAGAATGGGTAATGGTGATGAATCAACAGGTGAAGGATATAAATATCGTGGACGTGGTTATATCCAATTAACTGGAAAGTCTAATTATACTGGTTTTGCTAAATTCATAGGTGAAGACACAGTTGCAAACCCTGATTTAGTAGCAAATAAATACCCGCTAGCATCAGCGGCATTTTTCTTCGATTCAAATAAATTATGGTCAATATGTGATAAAGGAGCTGATGAAGCAACTGTCACTGCGGTTACTAAACGAGTTAACGGCGGTACAATTGGTTTACCAGATCGTATAAAGCATTTTAACGAGTACTATAATTTATTGAAATAATACATTGAATGAAAAATCTACCTAAAGAAGAATTATTAAGTAGACTTGAAGCGATTAATAGAAGTAATGCTATTATATACTTTGACCTTAATGGAGTTATATTAGGAGTTAATGACATTTTTTTAGAAGCAATGGGTTATGGTAAAGGCAACCATGACGATTTAGTCGGTAAACACCATAGTATTTTTGTATGTGATGATTACGCAAGATCACTTGAATATGAAAAGTTTTGGGACATCTTAAGAAGCGGTAAACACTATCAAGGTGAGTTTGAAAGAAGAAAAAAGGATGGAAGTCTTATTAATCTTCAAGCAACTTACAATCCTATTTTTAATGAGGATAATAAGATTACCAAGATAATGAAGATTGCTACTGACATTAGTTTAATTGTTAAAAGCAAGAATCAAATAGATGCAATCAACAGAAGCACAGCCCTTATTAATTTTAACACTGATGGGTTTATAACAGAAGTTAATTCTATATTTTTAGAAACCATGGGATATAAATCCAATGAAAAGTCTAAAGTCATTGGAAAACATCATAGTGTTTTTGTTAGTTATGAGTATTCTAAATCTGATGAATATGTTAAGTTTTGGGAGAATTTAAAAAAAGGTAAGTACTTTGATGGGATATTTGAAAGAAAAAAAGTAGATGGTTCCACTGTCTATCTACAAGCATCTTATAATCCTGTATTTGATAGTAAAGGAAATATTACTGATGTAGTTAAGATTGCTACTGATGTTACGGATGCTGTGAACAATAAAAAGAAAATAGATGATCTTTCAAAGAACCTACAAACAGAATTAGATAACTCCCAGAAACTCAAGAACGCAATTGAGATTGAAAAGGATGCTGCTTTGAACGACTTGGATGTGATGATGAAGAAAAGTCAAAGTGAATTAATACGAACTATTGTTAAAGTTGCATTGGCTGTCATAGTTGGAGTTGGAGTTGTGACAACAGCCTTATATTGGATGGCCATTATAACAAATCAAGACACACAAATTATTGGCTCTACTTGGAGCAACATGTTTAGTGTACTGCTAACAAACGCATTTTCAATAGTTGGAACAATTATGGGTATTAAGTACGCAACACAAGATGGAAAAAAATAATAAAGAAGAAATAAACGAGAAAGAGAAATAATGGAAATACTAATCCCAGTCATAATTGCTTTAATTACATCTGTATTTGGTCCTATATTAATGGAATGGGCAAAAAATAAACTCAGCAAAAAATCAGCTGATCCAATGCCTGATGCAATTAAATATAATGAGCAAATTGAGCATCAATTAGATATAATGCTTGATGAATTAGACTGTGATCAAATATTCATAGCCCAATTCCACAATGGTGGTCATTTCTACCCAACTGGAAAATCTATCCAGAAATTTTCTATATTCTATGAGGTATTAAGTCCAAATATTGAATCAGTTAAAAACGTTTATCAAAATATACCTGTATCATTATTTAATAAACCATTATCTGAATTATACGAAAATGGTGAGGTAATAATAGAGGATGCTGAACATAACCCATCATATCTTCTTAATATGACTACTGGTGGTAAATGTAAATCAATTTATTTATTAGCATTAACTGACTTAGATGGACGTATTGTAGGTGTTATGGGTATCCACTATATTGAAAATAAACATAAACTGGTTAAAGACGAGTGGATATTTGTTCGTCAAAAGGTAGGTGCAATTGGTAATATTATTAGTAATTACTTACATAGTAAAAAATAAAATATATAATTTTCTTAAATAACATTTGGCCTTCGGGTCATTTTTTATTATATTACGGGTATGAATAAAAAACAAGATAGAGAAGAAATTATATTTGTTGTATTAGCATTATTAACAACTCTGTGGATGGTTTTTTGCTAAATTACCCCAATTCTTTATCCGAGATTCTGAAATTAGATTTTGTATCTTTATAGTATAAGATTTAAAACATATGAAATACTCAAGAGAATTTAAAAATGCAGATGGTACTGCAAGTACTTGGTTCTATGACACAGAACGTTTCCCAAATGGTCCTTACCGTGTTGAAATCGGTTATGCAAAAGATACCGATTACGATAAGGTATTTGAAGAGGAATATGATGAAGATAAAGATACTTCAACTGATACCTCAGTACCAATTACAAAACGTAGATGGACCAACCCAGCAAATGGTAAGCTTGTAGGTTATACTAGAGCTAAAAACCTTGGATTAGTAAAAAGTTAAAATAAAATTATGTCTATATCACCAAGAGCAATTAGAAATAATATTACTATCAAATTTGATGGTAAAACAGTTGATAAAAAAACTGTGCTAGAAGCAAGTGAAGCATGGGAACCTAAACACGAATCATTATTCGTAAAACTATTAAAACAGGGTGGTAAATTTACTGCTAACGGAGTAGTAGTAGAAGTGTTTCCTGCAGATCAAATGTTAACTTCACGAGGTGAAAAAGATAGTGGTATCATCACTTCAGATCCTTTAGCACGATTTTAAATTAAATAACTATGAAAAAACTAATTAAAAGATTTCACCAGGAAATGGAGGAAGCTTGTTATCCAATAGATCCATTCCCGGTTTATTTATTTATGGTAATAGCGTTATTATGTCCTGTTATAGTTAACTTATTAAAATAATTATGGAAGCAAAAGAAAAAGCAGAACAGTTAGTAAACAAAATGTTTAATTGGATTCAAGGCGGAAGTGTAATAGAATATGAAACAGCTAAAGAATGTGCCTTGATAGCAGTAGATGAAATATTAAATACTTTGCCAATTTTGAGACCTGCGCAAGATGCTGTAAATTATTTAGAAAATTATTCTGCTATACAAACTCAATTAGATAATCTAAGTTATTATTGGCAAGATGTAAAAGGAGAAATAGAAAATCTTTAAATTATGGAAAAATACGAAAAGAGTTTTTTATTAGGATTTTTTGTAGGTGGAATAATTGGTATAATAGTACTCGATCTAGTCCAAAGAGGAATAATTTAAAAATATGGAAGGTAAATACGTAATCATAGATCTTAGAACTATGGATTTTATGAAGGATGAACATGGTATTATAAAGTACTATGACACCGAGGAAGAAGCAGGTCTTACCTGTGGTATACAAGAGCTTGAAAATGCTTGGGTAATGAAATTAGTGTTTAATCATATAGAAGAATGATGGATCAAATAGGTTATGTCTTATTATACACCATTAATGGATTAGCAATAGCGTTTGTAGTATATATTGGGGTTTGGATGCCTAAAGAAAAAATGAAAGGCCACGCCGGTAGAGGTAAATGTAAATGTTGTAATGAGAAAGTAGTATATCATGAAGACGATAATGGGAATTGGTTCAAAACTACACGTGACAAAGATGGGAACCGAATCTACATGGAAAGTAATGATGGAGTAATTTTTGATAATAGAAAAAATAATTAGCCCCGCTCGCGAGGGGATCGTAAAACACAGTAAGCCTCTGAGATCGTACCAGCTATACTATTATGGTATAGGCGAACCTCAAGTAACTGTTCTCATCGTATAGGAGATAGGGTGTTAGTTAGCCTTTTCAAACACCCGACGTCGTATCCAGACTTTAAAAGGCAACTATTAGTGAACTTCGGTACCCATACCGCTGACGATGGGCTAAGTAAGATACAATTCCGTGCTGCGGGGAGTAGAATGCCGAAGAGCTAATAGTAACATAGTCAGGTGGTGTAATTGGGTAGCACAACGAAACGGGAGTAACCGAAAGGCCAGTACCAATCTACTTGCGTTGATATAGGTTCGAATCCTGTCCTGACTACAAAATTAAATAGGAATGACACAGGAGGAAATAAAACATTGGGTCGATAGGTGGTCGAAACTAAAGCCATCTCCTCAAAGAGATATGGTAATTAAGATTTGGTCTAGGTTATTGAAATAAAACATAGTCAGGTGGTGGAATGGTAGACACATAATGACACGCACGGCAACCTTGAATAAGTGCACTTTGAAAAGGCAATGCGAATGATGAAGAACACTACCTCACAGTGCGTAGGTAAAATTCAAAGTGTTCATACAGGTTCGATTCCTGTCCTGACTACTAAAGAGGATAAAACGCGTAGTAACCTCAGGGGTCTGCAGCCCCACTACGCTCCATTAGCGCCCTTAGCTCATTAGGTTAGAGCAACTGACTCATAATCAGTAGGTACCTGGTTCGATCCCAGGAGGGCGCACAAAATTTTTTTAACTATAGGTTGGCTTTACTACTATAGTTATTATATTTCGGATATAATTAAAAACCAAATAAATAAAGTTATGAACAAAATGTCAACAACCCCAAGTGCACGTTCTTACCGTCGCTTGAACCGTACTGCTAAATTAGCATTTTACAATGCTCGTCAACGTAAAGGTGACACTACCCGCTTAGCAGAAACTACTGGTTACTCAGCTAGCCATGTATCAAATATTATTAATGGTCGCCGTTCGGTGAATCAGGATGTAGCAAACGCTATGTACAATATGTCTCGTCGTCGTATGAGAACAATCGAGCTAGTAGGTTAATTACCTAAGCCATGTTGTGTGTTGGAGAGCATATCCTAAAGAGGATATGCTTTTCTTCTCACTAAAGATATCCCCCAATTCTTTATCCGAGATTATAAAATTATCTTTACTATATTTACAGTATATGAATATTTTTTACGTACATAAAGACCCAATAGTTGCAGCACAAATGCTAGCAGATGATCACATTCGCAAAATGCAAATTGAAAGCGCTCAGATGCTTTGTACAGCACATTGGGAAACAGGAGGTGAAGCACCTTATAAGCGAGCTCATAAAAATCACCCCTCAACTATTTGGGCTAGACAATCACTGCAACATTATAGATGGTTGCTGAAGCATGGTTTAGAAATTTGTTATGAGTTTGAGAAACGTTATGGTAAACGCCATGCAACACAAGCTGTACTTGAATGGTGTGAATTGAATATACCCAATATACCAAATGTTGAGTTCGTTGAACCACCATTGTGTATGCCTGAGGAATTTAAGATTGATGATACTATTGGTTCGTATAGAAACTTTTACATCAATGATAAAGTAAAAATTAAAAAATTGGATTGGAAGAAAAATCCTGAAAGAAAACCGAATTGGATATTATGAGGAATAATTTTGAGCAAATACGTAATATGTTGAAATTTGAGGATGATTATTTTTATTTCATTCAGATTATTCAACGTAAAAAAGAAAACCCTGAATTATGTTCTAGTAATAGAGTTATTCGTTCATATAATATCTCCAGTTTAGAGAAGTTTGATAAAGACAAAGATGAAATTATCACATTATGTGAAACATTTAATGCTCGTGCTTACATTCACTTGAATAGAAGAAAGTGGAGTAAGATTGCTTTAGAGTGTTTAAGACACAATGCTGAATTAATTGCAAATGAGCAGTACTATGGTATTAAATCTAGTTTTGAAACTATCATTGGGCGTAACAATGGTGAATCAAGTAGAACCAAAACATGGATTATTGATGTTGATATGAATGATTTGGAGGTTGTAAATAAAATTGAACGTATTATTAACAGTATAGAACCTATAGATAGGACTGTAACCAAATTAATGCATATTATTCCTACCAAGAATGGATATCATATGATTACTACACCCTTCGATAGAGCTGAATTTAACAAATATATGCAATTACAAGGTGATGTACCTGATGTACACACCGATAATCCAACAATATTATACGCAATATGAAAGATTTAATATTATTAAGAGGGTTACCTGGAGCAGGTAAGTCAACATTAGCTAAGTCATTAAGTTGTTGTGTATTTGAGGCGGATCAATATTTTATTGACTCTGAAACTGGCGAATATAAATTTGATATGTCAAAAATAAAACTAGCTCATGATTGGTGTAAATTGCGTGTTGGACATAGTATGGAAGATGGGTTAGGTACGATTGTAGTTGCTAATACTTTTACCCGAGAATGGGAAATGGATGCTTATTATGAGTTAGCCGAAAAGTATGGATATCGAGTGCATTCTGTTATTGTGGAGAATAGACACGATGGAGTGAATGAACATGGATGCCCAGATGATAAAATAAAACAAATGAAAAATCGTTTTGAAATAAAGTTATAATATGGAAAATAATAATTCAGTGTGCTACGTAGCACGCATAAACGAAATCAAAGAAATCCCAGGAGCAGATAATATCGAGCAAGGTGTTATCGGTGGATGGAATTGTATTATCAAGAAAGGAGAATACAAAGTAGATGACTTGGTTGTAGTGGCAACAACCGATGCAGTCATTCCTGTAGAGTTGTCAGATGCAATGAATGTAACCAATTACTTACGTAAAGGTCAACGTGTGCGTACTGTTAAGTTGAGGGGAGTATATTCTGAGTGTTTGATTATACCTTTAAGATATGCTCGTCAATCTGCTAAGTACACTAAATTGGAGTGGGATGAAGGTAAGGATATAATGGAATTGTTGGGTGTCTACAAGTATGAACCACCAGTACGCCAAGTACAATTGGCTGGGGGTCGTAAAATTAAATATAAAGACAATCCTAACTTCACAGTATATCACAAGTTCCCTAACATTAAGAATGTAACTGGAATGTTTACTGAAGAAGATTATGTACAAATTACTCGTAAGATACATGGTACAAATGCTCGTTACGGTATTGTTAAGAAACATAAATTATCGTTTTGGGATAAAGTTAAAAAACTCTTTACTAACAATATATGGGCTGAATATGAGTTTATATATGGGTCCCATAACGTTGAGAAAGGTTCAGATACACAAGGTTTTTATGATACTGATGTTTGGAGGGAAGTAGCTGATAAATATGATATCAAAAACAAGTTATGGGAGTTTGCTAAAAAAATCTCACCAGCTGTAATTGGGTCTGGGGTAGTAGTTTATGGTGAAGTATATGGTCCTGGTATCCAAAAGAACTATGATTATGGGTTAAAGGAGTTAGAGTTTGCTGGGTTTGATATTACAGTCAATGGTACATACCAAACCACATTCGCTACTAGACATATTATGGTTGGTGCATTCGAATTACCACACGTACCTGAATTATGTGAACATACATCTTGGTCACAAGAGATTCAAGACCAATTCACATTCAACAACTTCATTGAAGGAACTAAAGTACCACATGAAGGTATTGTAATCAAACATATAAGTGGACAAAGAGAAAAAATAGCCAAAGTAATCAACCCAGACTACCTCATCTATGGAGAGAAACACGATGTAGGAGATAGCCACTAAACTCTTTATCCTAGGCTTTTAAATAAAATTTATTATCTTTATAGTATGAAAATAGAGTTAAAACAACATCAAAGATTATGGTTTACGAGTGATACTCACTACAACCACTCCAATATTTGTAGAGCAACTACACGTTGGACTGATGCTGATAGTGTGACTCGTGATTTTGCTTCATTAGAGAAGATGAATGAGGAGTTAGTGTACTGGATAAATAGGAGAGTAGCGCAGGATGATATCTTGATTCACTTAGGTGATTGGTCGTTTGGTGGTTTTGAAAGTATCCAAACATTTAGAGATAGAATTGTATGTCAAAACATACATTTAGTGTTAGGCAATCACGACCACCACATTCAGAATAACAGAGATAACATCCAATCTATATTCAGCTCAGTAAACCAATACTTGGACTTAGGTGTTAGTTGGTGGATTGCTGGCAAGAAAAAGGAACACGCTCGTTTCATTTGTATGCACTACCCAATCGCAAGTTGGAATGGGATGAATGATGGTGCAGTGCATTTACACGGACACGTTCACTTACCTAAACATTTAAGAATGGCAGCAGGTAAAGCAATGGATGTAGGAGTTGATGGAAATGACTTGGAGCCAATTGAAATGGATGATATATTAATAAAGATGGTATCTAGGCCAATTGCTAAATTAGCATTACCAAAGGATCACCACGAAAAAAGATTATAACATGAAAACAATAGTATTAGGAGATACACATGGTCGTAACATTTGGAAAGAGATTGTGTTTCAAGAAAAAGCAGATCGAGTTATTTTTATTGGAGACTATTTTGATAGCTTTGATATCGGTCCTGCTGAGCAGATGTTTAACTTTAGAGAGATTATTGACTTTAAAGAGAAGGGTGAGTGCGAAGTTATTTTACTAATCGGTAATCATGACTTCCACTACTACCCAGGTGGTGAAACATACTCAGGATATAAAGCAGGCGCGGCACCAGCTATTAGACAAATACTACAAGAAAATAATCACCACATACAAATGTGTTATCAACTTGATAATGTTTTGTTTACACATGCTGGTATTGGTCATGATTGGTTAGTATACCAAAATAAATATGAAAGTGGCTCAATTGCTGATTTTGTAAATGATATTTGGAAATATCAGCCTAATCGCTTTATGTTTTATGGTATTGACCAATATGGTAATACTAAAACACAAACACCAATTTGGATTAGACCTCAAGCATTAATGGCTGGTAATAGAGATACATTCTTGAAAAAAGAGTATATTCAAGTAGTAGGACATACTGCTGTAAGAAAGATTGATATCGAAGGTAAAGCAACAGGAGGCAGATATTACTTTATCGACACATTTGACACATCAGGCCAATTCCTGATTTATGAGAATGGAGAATTTAGATTAGGAGAATACCCTTAACACTTATATAAATTATGGCAAAAGTAATAATTGAATTTGATTGCGTTGAAGAAGCAGATGGAATACACTCTGCATTATACGGATACAAGTATAGAAATATACTTTGGGAGTTAGACCAAAAACTACGTAGTGTGCATAAGTATGGTGCTGCTCTTGAAGGTAATGGAGAAGCTACAGATGCAGAAATGGATGTATGTTATAGACTGAGAGATGTTATCAGAAAAATGCTACAAGAAGATAACTTGACAATAGAGTAACTATGAACAATTTAGATAAAGAATACCAAATGCTCCTAGAGTATATTCTAGGTAATGGAGTAGAAAAGAAAGACCGAACTGGTACTGGGACTAAATCAATCTTTGGTTGGCAGATTCGTCACAACATGAGCGAAGGATTTCCTTTACTCACAACCAAGAAGATGGCTTGGAAGCAGATTGTAACCGAGTTATTATGGTTTTTAAGAGGTGATACCAACATCAAATACCTTGTTGATAACAATTGTCATATTTGGGATGGCGATGCGTATAATAATTACCTTAAAGGTGGTGATGTGAAGTGGTTAAAATTTACAGAAGTAGATACACCAATAGGTAAAATGAACATTCCAACACCGTATTCAAAAGAAGAATTCATCAACAAAATCAAAACTGATGATGAGTTTGCTTATAAGTGGGGTGATTTAGGTCCTGTGTATGGTGCACAATGGAGAGGTTGGCATTGGAGAAGTGAACCATTCCTACCAGAAGAAAAAGATGTGATTTACACAACCGAAGGTAAACCAGTAACTTGGTCAAAAGAAAAGTATATTGACCAAATCGCAAACCTAATCAACGACCTTAAAACAAACCCAGACTCAAGACGATTAATGGTTAATGCTTGGAATGTTGGAGAATTAGACCAAATGGTTCTCCCACCTTGTCATTATGGATTTCAAGTTTATACAAGAGAGTTGACTCAATATGAAAAATATAGTTGGGGGATGTTAAATGAAGATAATCCTAACATCCCAACCCGAGCAATTTCTTTAATGTGGAATCAACGTTCAGTAGACACATTTTTAGGTTTACCATTCAACATCGCAAGTTATGGATTGTTATTAACTATGATTGCAGATGAGGTAAATATGGTTCCTGATGAATTGATTGGTAACTTAGGTGATGTGCATTTGTACAACAACCACATTGAGCAAGCGGAGTTGCAATTAACTAGAGAGCCATTTGAGTTACCTAAAGTAATAGTTCAAGATGGGATATTCTGTAGCTCAGTTAATGATGTCATTTTAGAAAATTACCAATCACACCCAGCAATTAAAGCACCATTAAGTAATTAAACTATGACCATAACTTTAGAACCCATAACTCATATTAACACATTAGATGTTATATATGATACAAAACTAAAGCAATTTTGTGTTTACCCACAAGGTGTAACTAACTTTGACGAGGATTATATTAAAAAGAATTGTTTAAGATTACCTTTACCGAATTAAATTATTATCCCTAATTCCTTATCCGAGGCTCTTTAATTATCTTTATTATCTTTATAGTATAAGAAAAAAATTATGATTATATCAATTGTTATTTCAATTTCATTAGCAGCAATAGTTGCATTATTAATGGTTCGAGGATTGACCTATATGGAAAAAAATCACCCCGATTATAAAGGTGAGGATTTGTTTGACGAAGATAAAGATAATTTAATAAAATAAAGGTTATGAAAAATAAATTAAGCAATAAAGCAACAGATTTATTCGTAAGTTTTGCTATTGTATTTGGAGTATTCACATGCGTGTTTGCATTTTTAGGAATGTTTCTTAAATTAATATTTGGATAATATGGAAGATAGAATACAAATAAATGGGGTATGGTACACTCGAGAAGATAACCAACCAACACAAGAAATAAAACCATTAAAGAGAGAAGATGTAACTGGCTTTAAAGGGTTTGTATATGAAACAGATAAATTTTGTTATGAAGTAACTATTATAGCAAAAGATGGTTTATTTGAAGAAGGTGAATACCATGATAATATTGATATTAAGTTCACTGACAAACGTATTAAACCATGGGTAGAAGATCACTGGGATAGTATGTTTTGGTTTAAAGGAGTACTTGAAAATAACCCAGACTCAATTAACTCATTAATAAATGAAAATGAAATGGAGGCTGAAGATATATTAGAGTTTAGATCATTTTTAGCATTTTTAAAACAACAAGGATGGCTGTAATAACATATATAAGAGTAACATACGTAGCATTATCACACTACGGCAAACCCATAGCAACTGCTCATACAGAGAAAGATCTCAAAGATGGTATAGATGAATACTATGGGATAGGAACAGACAATAAAGCTAAGTATATCGAATGGGTACCATACAACTGCAAATACCCAGATGAACTTGAAGGACATCATGTATATGAAGTAGATGATTTCAATGGTGGGTTAGAGTTTGAGCGGGTAAAGGTGTATTGTGTAGAATTTTATCCACATACAAAATATGAAGTCGATACTCAAAAAGAAGCACTTATTGAACTAACAAATATAAATTTAGAAGATGAAAACTAAAACAGTAGAGCGTCTAATGAACGAGACACCAGAGCATATCAAACAACAAGTTAGTGAGTATGCTGATAATGTAGTTCAAAACAACGCATCATTTGTATTTACTCCATTTCCTAAATATGTGGGTTGTTATTGTTTAGGAGGTAAGACAGGAGTATGTATTTATTTTAAAACTAAACCTAACTGGTTTCATAGAACAATGATGAAATTATGTTTAGGTTGGGAATGGAAAGATGATAATAGAATATAAGTTATGAAAAGAGATACACCCGTTTTTAATATAATTGTAATGCTAGCAATAATAGTAGGTATAGCATGGTCACTATCAAAAGTAGGAGAAGTTATAACTTCTAGTAAACAATATCCTGAACAACCTGTTAAGCCTACTATCTCAGACTCGGTAAAACCAGTCCCGGAACAACCATATGAATCAAAGGAAGATAGTTTAATAAAACAACTATATCCTATTTGTGTGATTGAAATAAATAAATCTACTTATAAAGGATATAAGTGGGAAGTAATAGCAGAGAACGGTTTAATGTATTATACTAATAATAAACCAAAAATTGGTGACCCTGCTTTTTATATTGGTAGTGATAGTGAAACATTATATTGGACTAAATAAGTTATGAGTAAACAAACAGCAGTACATTGGTTAATGGAACAAGTAGCCGATGAAGAAAACCAAAGAACACTCTCAGGAGATCAGTGGAGGGATATAATTGATCGAGCCGTTCAGATGGAAAAAGAACAACTAATAAAAGCAGTATATGACTCTATGGGAACTAACTTTGATCCTAATATGGGTAGAGCAGAACTATACTACAACAAAACTTACGGAGGTAACGATGAGTAAGCAAACTGCGGTTGAATGGTTGGTGCAAGAAATTCATAAAAATGGCAATTGGATTCCTACTCATATGATTGACCAAGCCAAGCAAATGGAAAAGGAGCAGATAAATAAAACAGCTCAAGATAACTTTTATGCAGGTCAAGATTTAGCAAATGGTTATAAAATTGATTGGGATTCTTCAGAACAATACTACAACGAAACTTACGGAGGCCAAGAAGAACCCAACCCAAAACCAGACCAAAACTACAAATTCGAAGACGGCGTATGAGTGAAGAACAGGAAGAACTACCAAACGAGACTTATGAACAACGCTGGAGGGACACTCAAGCATACAATACAAAACATAATAAGACTTGGGTAGAATGCCCTGGATATGATAAGGCTTGGATCGCTTGTGAAACAGACAGTTCGTATCACATAACTAAACTCAAAAACGTATACGATGATAAGGGAAATGTCCGACGTCCTCGAACATGGGGACTTGAAGGTGAATGGGTAAAAAAAACTAAATTTAATTATAGAAAGTTATGAGCAACATTAAATTTTATACAAACAGACAAATAGCCCTACAGATGGCTATGGAACATACTAAACAAGAAGGAACATTACGTTATAGTCAAGGTATAGGAAGCGTATGTAAAATAGCAGATGAGTATTATAAATGGTTACAAGACGCACCACAATCCGATAAAGATGAAAATAAGTGGTATTATGATGTTACAACTACTAAACCTAAAGGGAAGTCTGATTCAAAATAATTTTCACTCCCTAACTCTTTATCCGGGGCTCTTAAACATTCTATATTATCTTTAGAGTATAATTAAAAACAATAAAAGTTATGTTAGAAATCAAAAACACATCATTTCTCGACAAAGTTGAGATTAAAAAACGCGCCGCGTCAGTATTCACATCTGTAAAAGGCGAAGCAACAAGTGAAAAATACACTCATATTCCAACAGACCGTGTTATTGAAGACATGGAAAAGTTAGGATGGGGTGTAGTAGATGCTAAAGAAGTACGTGCTCGTAAAGGAGTAGGGTTTCAAAAGCATTTGGTAGTATTTCGAAACCCAAGCATTGCCATTACAGGTGATGATGGTGATGATGTATTTCCACAAATTCTATTAACAAATAGTCATGATGGTAAAAATGCATTTACATTTACGGCTGGTTTGTTTAGATTGGTTTGTGAGAATGGTTTAGTTATTTCAACTCAAGAGTTTGAAAACCTAAAGATTCGTCACATGGGTTATAACTTTGAAGAGCTACAAACAACAATCACAGCGTTAGTAGAAAAACTACCACTGACAGTTGATAGCATGAACAAGTTGAAAGCAACCAAACTGAATCAGAAACAGAAAGAAGACTTTGCTAAGCGTGCCCTAGAAACACGATTTGGTAAGGAAGATGTTCAAAACATTACTATTGATGTTAAGTCACTATTAGAACCAACTCGTAAGGAAGACAGTGGTGATGACATTTGGAGTGTGTTTAACGTGATTCAAGAGAAATTGATTCACGGTATGTTCGAGTATAAATTTGGTACTAAGGTACGTAAAGCTCGTAAAATCAAGAATTTCAAACAAGACATAAAGGTAAATGAAGATTTGTTTGAATTAGCACTTGATTATGTAACAGCGGCGTAAACGCCAACGGTAGAAACAAAACATCCCCAGTTTCTTGCAGTGGGCCCACTGAGACTTTATAAGGATGTACATGGCCTCGACTCTGATCAAGTCGGGGCCTTCTTGATCCAAATTTTTTATCCGAGATTATAGATTATTTGTTTGTATCTTTATATTAAATAATAAAACATATGACTAATAAAGAGCTAGCAAAACAGATCCAAGACCTAAATGCGTATTTGGATAAAAATCCATGGGATGTTCAGCAACGTCAATTGCGTTACGATCTTGTTGACCAATTGTGTAATAAGATCCTTAATCCTTAATCCGAGATCATCAATTAACTTATATTATCTTTATACTATAAATTAAAACACATGATTAAATTTACAGAAACAGATTCAGGGCGTGTCAGAGCCGGATTCACAGATGAAAACAATGACTGCGCAGTTAGAGCATTAGCTGAAGTAACTGGAACAAGTTATTCAAATGCACACATGTTTTGGGGGCAGTTAGGTCGAAAAAGAGGTGGTGGTTCGTTTATGGTGTGGTTAGATAAGTATTTGTTTAATAATGACGACAAAGTATTTGGTATGAAAGTAAAGCGACACAAAATGCCATATCACGATCATGAACGTCAACCCGACCCTGTTACTCGTAAACCAACATTGAAGCGATTAAATGTTAAAACGTTTATACAACAAAACCCAACAGGTAGGTTCATGATTATTACTTGTAATCATGCTAAGGCCATTGTTGATAGTGAGATACGTGATTTTGAACAAGGTGTTTACAGTGAGGTAGCATTAGTATATGAATTTATATCCCCAACTTCTTAGCCGAGATTTTAGAACAAATGATATTATCTTTATAGTATAATTAAAAACACAAAACACATGGAAAAAATTAGAATTGTTTGTGGTAAAGATTTGAATTTCAATAATTCAATCCTTCAACCAATGAAAACCAAATCAGAATTAGATGTAATTCTATCTGAAAGTGGTGGTTTAATGCCTGCAACTAACATGGTTATTGCTGGTGGTGCTGGGTCAGGTAAAACAACGTTAACATTAGATATGTTAGCTCGACTCACCACTGAGGGGTATAAAACATTGTTTATATCTGCTGAGATGGATGAGATTGGTTATTTCAAGTATTGCAAACGCTTACCTGCCATCGCATCTGTTCCCGTATTTTTTGTTAAAAATCATGTTGATACGTTAGCTCAAACATTGCTAACAGTGTTAGATGAGGGTTATGATGTGGTTGCTATTGATAGTGTTGCTGAGATATTAGGCATGTTCAAAGATGTATATAAAACTACGGAAGTAGCTGGTGAGAGATGGTTATTGGAGTTACAAGACAAACATAAAATGGGTCGTAACAAAACATCTACACATACATGTTTCATTAACATTCAACAAGTAACCAAACAAGGTACGTTTGCTGGTAGTAACCGATTGAAACATATGACTGATGCTATGGCCATTATCAAACGTGATGTGGATACAGCAGAGCGTAGTCTACAGTTTGAGAAGAATCGTGATGGTAACACAGATCAGGTAGTAACATTTAGAATTACATCTGATAGTGTAGCATATGGTTTTGAGAGTATATAATGTGTGTGTGTTTTAACATAGGTATGAATTAGGGTGAAGAGTAAAAAAAGCAGTAGCCCTAATTTCTTACCCTTGGTTTTAAAAGTATTTTTATTATCTTTATAGTATAAGAAAAAATAATGGCCGGATGGTGAAACAGGTAGACACGCAGGACTTAAAATCCTGTTGCCCGAAACGGCAGTGTGGGTTCGATTCCCACTCCGGCTACTAAAAAGGATTGTTATGCTACCCACACCTAGGGTTAGTGAGTTACTTAAAGAGGTACAGTCTGACGAGGCAGACCATAACAATAATACAATGAGGAAGGCCCTTAGGCAAGGCTATGTCAACTGGAACGTATGCCGGAAGATGAATAACCACTTACTCATGGGTTCGAACGCGATGCAAAGCGCCCCAGAGACCCAGACCTGATCAGTCTGGGTCTTACCTTTTAAAATTACCATAATTTTTTATCCGAGGTTCTGAAATTGAATTTTATATCTTTATAGTATAAGAAAAAAATATGAGTAAGTTTCAAGTAAAGTATTCAGGTAAGATGATGGATCAATTCCCACAGAATAGATTCAATCAATACCCAGCAACAGCACCTGCTTATGAGGTATTAGATGAAAACGGAACATCTAGGTTTGTTGGTTCATATCAAGCATGTTGGAATTTTATTCAAATATTCGCTAATTAAACAATACATAATATGAAATATACACCAGCAATGCAACAAGTAGTAATGACACTCCAACAATATGGAATTGTCAACCCATCACCAAACCAAGTAGCATTAATCGCTTCAGATATAGGTGAGAATTTAACCAGCGCTCAAATAGTATACATATCAAATAATGTCTAAATAAAACACAACATGAACGTAGCAGAAATTAAACACAAAGTAGCAGAGCTAATGCTCGAATCAAAGACAAAATGGGAAAAAACATTTAATGGTATTGAACCCGCTACAAAAGAAGAACGAGATGCTTATGAACAGCATTTGAAGCTCACCAACAGCAAAATCAAACAAATCGTTCCACGAGAACTACAACTATGCATAGGCTTAACTGGATGTGCTAAGACAGTATGGAATGGTGATGTTGATAGAGAGATTGAAGCAGAGTTTGGTAAGGGTAATGGTGTGTATTGTGATAGTGAGTCAGGTATGTTTTATGCTAAGGCATCACCTAGGATGGTTCATAAGTTGATTCGATTCATTGATTATAAGTTTCCAAACGAACTTGAACTAAGCATATCACCAACAGGCGATTGGGATGATAATGGTAATCCATGGTTTTACAACTGGAATGGTATTGAACGTTATTTTAAGGAGTTAGAACAAGATGCCGAAAACTCTTGAGCCGAGGTTATTAAATGAACATTATTATCTTTATAGTATAATTAAAAAATACACACATGAGTAAAAAAACAAGCAAAATCATCACAGTATCCTTCAATGAAGGTAAAGAGCGAGTTAGAACAATGATTAGCGAGACATTCTCCCATATGATAGGTGATGTTGTACTTGATCTACAACAACTCAAAGATAGTGGTGATTTAGATGAATTACAATCAACCACAAGCATGTTACAAACATTTCTAAGCATGCAAAAATCTATGTTGCTAAGCTTAGATAAGTGTTATTGCTTAGCAGAGATTGTAGGTTTAAGTAGTGAGTATGATATATTTGAGGAGTGTGAAGAGCAATTGGTTGGGGCGTTTTTAGGACAAAACATAATCATAATACAATAATAAATTCCCTAACTTCTTAGCCGAGATTTTCAAGTATTATATATTATCTTTATAGTATAAATTAAAAACATAAACATATGAAATTTCAATGTATTAAAGGTTTCGCAACATCAGATAATATATCTGTAATTGCAATGGAAGGTGATGTGGTTGAATTAATTTCAACTGATGAAGGTGAAGTTGTAGTGAATGGGATAGCAGGATGGTGTAATGGGTTTGAATTAAACTTCACACCAAGAGAATTCACTACACACTTCAGAACACTTGGAATCACATATACTATTTGGGATAAGGATAAAGTAAAATAAAAACAAACAATATGAAAACAGTAGAAGAACAAATCGCAGAGTTACAAGACCGATTAAATAAACTTGAAAACAACTTAACAGAACGCTCTGAAGAGTATGAGCCGTGTTGTATTGAGGAGTGTACTTGTGAAGAACCTGAAACAGAAACGAATGAAGAAAAAGTCATATTAAGACGAGGTGAGGTTTTAACAGAAGATGATAATGGACCTGAGTTTGACAGTGCAGGGTTTAGCGAAGCAGACCGCGAACCAGACCCAGAACAAACAATATCATTCAATAGAGAAGAACTAATCACACTTGCTGCTAAACTAATGGAGCGAGCCTTAAAAGCAGCTAAAGAAGCAGTGGCAGATACTGAGTTTGATGTTGATTCGTTAGTTTCATTAGAGTTAAATACGTGGAGTGGTAATACAATTGAAGTTGAGTTAGACAAAGACACAATTGTTGATAATATATGTAGTGAGATTAGTGATACTATTTATTTAGATAATGACTCAGTTGAAGATGAATTACATGATATTTTAGTAGAAATAGGTAAAATAAAAATAAGTTAATTATGTGTGTGTTTTATATGTGTGCGATTGTGGGGACTTAGGTCCCCACTCTTGTTCCGAGGTAAAAAAACATTCGATATTATCTTTATAGTATAATTAAAAAATATACACATATGAATCTAATTAAAGTAGAAAGAATCATTGCTCTAAAACAAAGACAAAAACAACTTGCAACACATTATGGCGAGCCAGATTGGGACCTTGAATGGGAATTGTCAGAACTAGAAGGGTCATTAACAAAACAGGAAGCATCAAAACTAATTGAACTCGAAACAGCAATACTATTTTAGTATTGTTGCCTTAACTCCTTATCCGAGGTTATTAAGCAGATTATATTAAATTTATAGAAATAATAAAAACATACAATTATGACAGTAAAAGAATTAAGAGAAGTATTAGCAGATTTCGACGCAGACATGGAAGTACGATTCGCATACAACTATGGCGATTATTGGAATAGCGAAGTAGCAGCAGACATAACTGATGCAGAAATAGGTCAAGTTCAATACTCAGCATATCATAGATCAGACAAGGTTGTTGATCCTGACAGAGATAATGATGACGATAGCATAAATGCCTTAACCGCTCCACACGTAGTGATTTTAAGATAATACAACTCCTTAGCCGAGATTCTAAAATGAACGATATTATCTTTAGAGTATAATTAAAAATAACACACATATGAAAATCTTATTAACACAAATCGAATCAGAAGATTATTTCTTGAATGCATTATGTAATGGCCTACATGAATTAGGTAATTACGGAGTTGAACTCGATTACAACGAGGATGAATATAAATTATCACGAGCATCATTAGGACCAAATGCACCGTGTTTTGAAGATGTATTGATGCAAATGTTACGTGATGGTTACAAATTAGATTTTACTGATACTGAAGCAGAAGAAACCACATCTATTACAATGCATGACGTTTACGCTAAGGTACAGGAAACAGATATACGTCATTTATTAGATATGATAAATGAACGAGACGATGCTATAACAGCAGATGCTATATTACAAACAGTTATATATGGTGAGGTTATCTTCGGATAACCTTACCTTTTAGCCGAGGTTATTCAACATTTGTTATTACTTTTATAGTATAAGAAAAAATAACACACATATGAAAAAGTATCAAGACATACCCGAAATTACCGAGTATATACAAGCCCAAGAACTAATGATGTTAGCAGATTTAGCTAGGTTTGGTATTAGTGAAGGTAAGTTTCAACTTGAATTGTGTAAAGAAGAATTGAAAGCAACACCAGACATGGATGAACGGGAAGAAATTCTATTACAAGCTAAAGATATACAACATCATATCGATACATGTAATGAAACACTAAAATTCTTCAAAACGGAATTAAAATCATTAGTGTATATATTTAATTAACCCTAATTCCTTACCCGAGATAAGGGAATAAATGATATTATCTTTAGAGTATAATTAAAAAATATACACACATGAGTAAAAAAACAATCAAAATTAACCTAAACGCAAACACAGAAAAAGAATTGTTGTATAGACATTCATACGATTTAGGAACACTAATCGGAACAATGAGTGGTATATTAAAATACACAGATACTACTGACGAAGTGAAACGTTTAATACTTAGATCACTACGTGAAATTGAACACGGTGATTCAGAATATAGTAAAAGTAAGATTAAACAGTTAGAAGCATTGGCGGATAGTTTTGGATTCGAATTCGAATCCTAAACTCTTTATCCGAGGTTTTAAGATAGATATTCATATTTTTATAGTATAAGAAAAAATAATAAACACATAAAAGCATATGAACGCAGATATCCACTTCACAGACGACCAAGGTAATGAGTTTTATGTTGGGATAAGAAATGGTGAATTAAGTCAAGTTTGGAAAAATAAAATGGACCTACATGATTTTAGAGTTTATTATGAAGAATTAGATAAAATAGAACCTAACCATGGTATGTTTATAGATAGTGATGAATGGGAGAAAGAAATGGGTAGATAGTACCCTAACTGTTTAGCCGAGATTATTGAGTAAAATATATTATCTTTATATCATAAGAAAAAATAATAATCAAATAAAACACACAATTATGCAAAGCGAATTACAGAAAATCATCAGTAACTTACTTCAATGTGGTATCAGTCAAAGTCAAATCGATGCGTTCGCAGCATTATATAGCGAAGCAGAAAAATTGAAAATTGAATTTGAAGAATTTGATCAATACGAAAAGGACGGACCATTGTACATCACATTGAAAATAAAATAATAATTAAAAATAAAAAATTATGTATAGTTTAGATTGTTCCTACTACACAAAATCATTTACAACATTAAATGAGTTAATAGATGATGTGACAATATCAGGCATGGACCCAAATTATGAGATAACACGTGACGGAAAAGGAATAGGGGAAAATGCAATTGATTACCTAGTATTTTAATCCGAGATAAGAAAGCAGATTATATTAAATTTATAGTATAAGAAAAAATAAAATATAATACCAGAAAAACATGAAGACACAGAACGAATTATTCAAAACATTCCTAAACGAGAATATCAATGAATTGAAAGATGTATTGGTGGATACGTTTGAATTAGATGAGGATAATGTGAATGATATTGTTGGGTTTGACGGAAACAATTATGATGGGTATTATGGAGTAGATAAAGAAGGAGAATGTGTAACGTTTGGATGTGATATATTTGAATCATTAGATGATGATTTTGAAGAAGATAATGGTGATGATGTATCGATTGGAACAGATGTGATTGGTGGGAAAGAAATATATTTTGTATGTTACGATTTCTAAAATCCTAACTCATTGTCCGTGATAAAGAAAGAAAATATATTATCTTTATAGTATGAAAGGAAAAATAACAGAAATGATAGTATCAATCATCACAATGTATTTGATTGGTAGTTGTATGTTTTTATCGTTTAATCCATATGAATGGAGTATAACGGGAATAATCATATTAACATTAGTATTAGGAAAAGTATTAGGAGATTTGTATTATGGGACAAAAGAATAAATTTAGTTCGTATAAACATTATCTAACATATCTAACTAATCATGGAGATGTGGAGAGTGATATGATAGAGAAATTCATTGAAACGGGATTGTTGATAAAAGAGAAACAAGTGACGGTGGATGGGTATGAAGCGATTGGGTTTCGTGTGATGACGGAACGTGAATTTAACGGATCTAAGATGAAGAGAAATGATATTTTTAGTCGTGTTGAGAGATGGTTAATTGGTGACAAATAAAGATAGTGTGTGTTGTTTTAGGAATGGGAATTGGTGGTATGTGACATACGTATATATCAATGATATTACGGAATTATGAACACATGCTACCTTCCCCCCATCGCCTTCCAAATTTAGATAAGTAAAAAGAGGATATTTGTATATATTTTCCCTAACTCCTTATCCGAGGTTCCAAAAAGAAGGAATATATCTTTAGAGTATAAGTAAAAAGATATAAATTAAAAACAACAACTATGTTAAGATGGATGTGGGATATGTATGGTATGTTTTCTTTAATGAAACTACTAATGTGGGACCTACCATTTATGTCCCTGAAGTTTACATATTACATGTTTAAGTACACTATCATAACGATGTATTATGTTATGAAGGGTTGTTTTGAAATGTTTAAGCTTTTTTATGTATTCATAAAGTTTTTAACAGGTATTTTTTAAGAGATAAAAAGGGAACTTGAATAAGATTCCCTTCTCTTTATTCGAGATAAGAAGAAAAATGAACGTATTTTTACAGAAAAAAGAAAACAAATGATTAAGATAAATAAACACCCAGAATCAATCGACAACATGAGTAACCTAATAGAATCAGGGTTCACCATGAAATTCGAGAACGGAAATACTATCAGTGTTCAGTTCGGTGATTTTAATTACAGTAGTAATAAAGATAAAGGAACAAAGAACACTGCAACATCAGCAGAAGTAGCAATATGGAACAGTGATGGGACGTGGTACGATTTTGGTGATGAGTTATATATTAAGGGATGGTGTGGTGTTGATGAGGTAGCGAAGTGGGTTTCATTTGCTGCTACCAATGTTTTTAGCCAAGGCTCTGAAGCATGATATCGTACATTTATAGTATAAGAAAAAATAATTAAACACACACAATTATGTATAGCTTAAACTGCCATTACTACACAAAGCAATTCCCAGCATTAAACGAATTGATAGAGGATATAACTATATCAGGTATGGATCCAAATTATGAGATAACACTTGATGGAGAAGGAACAGGAGAAGAAGCAATTGATTTCATTACTTTCTAGCCGAGACTCTAGAACATGATATATTATATTTACATAAAAAATAAAGGTTATGAAAAACAACAACACAGCACATTTGGGTAAGTATGTAGTGGTGAACAATGTCCCACACAAGTTCGTAAACGGAAAATTAATAGCGCTAACCAAGAAGGGTTAAGCGCTATTTTTTATCCGAGACAACACATTGTTTAGTCGTATATTTAGCTTGTAATAAAAAAACACACACATGAAAATTACAGCATCAACCCCAATCACATCGCTCACCAGCAAAGAATTAACAACGGTAGTGATAAACACAGTACAGTGGTGTTTCGATAATTTGAAACAACCACGTCGTCACAGAGTGTTCAACGGTATAAAATTAACCATGCCTGAGATGCATGTGTTCATTTCACGTAAACGTGGTTATGATTTGAATCCGAAAAACAATTGTCGTGGTGAATACAATCCATTCATCAACCAAATCATCATTGTTAAAAACAACATTGATAGTTTCGAGGATTTGGTCGACACAATCATTCATGAGTATACTCACTCAACACAAACATTAGGTAGCTATGCTAAGAAGAGCCTAAAATATGGTTATTATGATAACCCGTTTGAGGTTGAGGCACGTACTGTTGCTGCCATTCATACTGATGATTGTGTGTTTGATGTTTGTAAATTGTTAAATCCTAACTATTGATCCGAGATTACAAAGCGTATTGTCGTATTTTTATAGTATAAGAAAAAATAATAACAACACATAAACACACGATTATGACAATTTCAGAAATGATTGAACAATTGACCGAGTTAAAAGCACAACACGGTGACATCGAAGTAGTATTGAACGTTACTGATCACACTGATTGGGATTACAATTTTGAACACCCCGGTTTTGATGTTGGTGAGGTGTATGAAGAGGGGTTTGATGAAGATACTAACTATTGTATCTGTAGTATACAAATATAGTCGTAGTTACCTATCCGAGATTAGAAGACAAATGTTCGTATTTTTATAGTATAAGAAAAAAATAATAAACACAAAAACAAAACACACAGTTATGAAAAAGAAAAACACAACAACCCCAGCTCCAGTAGTAGTAACAGTTCAATTAGGTCGTCCAGTTAACCCGACCAGTGAGCGTCAAAAGCGTTTAGCAGCATTTGCAGAGCGTGAAAAGTTAGGTGTAACAGTTAAGCGTGGTCGTCCTGTAGTGAGTGACAGTGACCGTCAAAAGCGCCTTGCCGAGCAAGCACAACGTGCAGCAGCAAACGGTGGTGTAGCGAAGCGCGGCCGTCCAATTAAAACTGACAGTGCACGTCAAGCGCGTTTAGCAGAGCGTGAAGCCAAAATTGCTAGCGGTGCAGAAATTAAGCGCGGTCGCCCTGCAATTGCGAAGTTGCCCGAAGTTAAGTAATTGTAGAGTGCGATTAGTAAGTAGTGGGTCCCGTAGTGGGGCCCACTGTGTTCGTACTTAGTGCGCCATATATACGCCATATATAACGCGGTATAACTGCCGTACCTACCACGCGCACCGCTGTCACTCGATGCCGCGTACCGGGCAAAAAGGAGTTGGATTAACAACTATATAGTATATAACTATACAAGCCGATGAAGTATATACTTATATAACCACTAGCCACCCTGCGTCTCCAAAAAATAACCCATTTTTAACTATAGGCATTTTGGGAAAAATCCAACGGATCGCAAATCGTAGAGACTAACAATCTTTTGCGTCGATGAAGGATATACGTATATTTCATTTGACTACCAGTAGACAACAAAAGAGACCCATTACGGGTCCCTTTCATGTTTCACCAGAAATCCTAACTTACTTTGATGATGATGGTGTGTTAGGACTCTTTTTTGGTGATTTTTTGTAGTACTTTTTAGTAGCTACCTTTGGAGTCGTCGGTTGACCACTTGTGGTCCCATTCTGAGAAGATGGTTTAACCTCGTCCTTTTGCATCTTGAGTTTATCAAGTGCTTGTTTTAAATCAAGATTGAGCGAGTAAACTTTCAGTTTGAACTCCTCCGCTTGGACACCAATTTTGTTTAGTGCTTCTTGCGTTCTTTGATTTGTTGTTTTAAGCGCGTCTGTGAGGTTCATGCTGTGTTTTACGTTTCTGTAAAGCAATACGTTTACCACCAATGATAACGCGAATAAAACTGATAATGATGTTAATAAAATCATAATATATTATTTAATAATTATACCCCAATATAATAAAAGTATATACGTAGGCACGTTTAGGGGGTGAAGTTTTCAAGGAGTTTTTAATATTTATTGTAAAAATAATATGGTAGAGAAATTTTTGAAGGAATATTGGTTAAGAATATTCCCTTGGTTTACAACTGTAGTCTTGTTAACGCTGTTAGTAATTGTTTTAAATCGACCCAAATACGTTTCCCCACCACCTCCTGTAGATAATCGTATAGATAGTTTACAACAAATAGTAAACCAATTACACATTGATTTATTGGATGCACGACATGATTATGATAGTGCACAATCAAACATAAAAACAGATATAGTAACAATAAGAATACAAAATGCGAAAGACGTTAGCAATATTAGCAATTTTAGTACTAAGCAGCTTGACAGCGCTTGGTCAGCCATCACTATCCCCTAAACGTATAATATATAACGGTGACACGGGTGTGTTCTTTATACGCACACAAGAAGTAGCTTTGTTACAACTTATAAAACAAGGTGAAGGACTTAAGAAAGAGAATGCACGTTTACTTGATTATCAAATCAATTGTGATAAACAAACTATATTAGAACGTAAAGCGTATGATACTCTTTATACTAAATTCGGTGAGATGACTAGTTTAGCTAATGAGTATAAGGTTAAGTATGAGAAAGAATGGTCTTTACATAAAGAAACCCAAAATGAGTTAGATACTCAAATTGGGTTAACCACTAAGTGGAAAAAACGGGCTATTGGTTTAGGTGTAGGTAATTTAATTTTAGGTGGAACTATATATTTAATTATTACCTATTAATCCCACCAACCTCTAATTCCTGAACCATCGAATTGGTCTAGGAACTCTGATTTTTTATTAAATTTAGAATAGTCTTGTCCATTAAGTAAGTGCATAAGCTCTTTCCAACCTTTCTTTTGCATATCGTGAGCTCTTCTTAATATTCGTTCATTAATCTTTTTCTCTTTTTTCGTAACGTCATTCACCATCTCGTATAGATCTGGTCTATCCTCTAAAGGTACAAAGTGAGTATTGAGAATCATTTCTAATCCTAACTCCTTCTCTGCTTCTTCTATAAAGTCGTCATTAGCAAATAGGTTAAGTAGATATACACATCTCTTCATTGCTTCTACTTTCTTTTCTTTAGATATCCACTCCTCAATACCACGTTCTTCTATGTTGGTATGCATATCTTTTACAGCATCTGCCATAAGCGTAAACACTGAATGGTGTCCTCCATACCAACGATATTTCCATAAGGCTTTACGGAATATCCATAGGTTTCTAAAAAATGTAGGTAGGTCGTATCTAAATAACTCCCATATACGTTGTAATTTATATCTCATAATTTTCCAAACATTTGTTTACTTTGAATTTCATTAGTGGTTTGTTGGACTTCCAATAACCATCTCCAAATTTTTTTAATTATAATTTTAGTAGGCGTTCTCATGGGTTAATATTATCCTTTTATTACTTGTTTAGCACCTAATGTGCCTGTTACTTTATCGATGCGTGAATCGATATATGAGTGGGTATGCTTTATTTCTTCACATATATCTTTAAATCGTAAGTCTAAATCGCGATCATGTCTTTCAAATTCAGAGTATATATTTCGCTCATTTTTTCCAAATTCAGAACTTATATCGCGTTCTAATTCCTTAAATCTACGATCAAACTCTTCACGTGTGTCGTGGGTTGTTTCCCAAAACGTTCGGCTGACTTCTGATATTCTTTCTTCATTGGTTTTAACTTCTTTTAACAAATTGTTAATCTTAACTACACCCCAAACAATCGTTGCTAACATAATAGCACCAACAATCGAGAGCATACCTAAAACAAAATACATTGTTTCCATAATTTATTTCTCCTTATAATTTTTATTTCAAAGAACGCCTACTAAAACATATCATCTAACTCGGGTGGACATGTGTCAATAATATGATTTTTGACAAATCTTTTCCACCAATCAGTTATCTTTCGAATAATTTTCATAACGACAAATAGAGGTATAATAATTAATTATTTGATCCTTATTAAATTTTAAATTTTTATTTTCTTTATTATTTAATACAACCCACAATTCTTTTACAGCACTATCTACTAATGGAGATTTTTTCTCCTTAATTAAAAATTGCTCTAATTGTTCGATATTATCTAATTTCACTATATAAAGATAATAAAAAATGGCCCGAAGGCCAAATTTATTATTTAAAAAAAGATTAAGATTTTATAATAATGGCTCTTCGTCTTTAGGTTTTTCGTTTTTAGCCTGTTGTTTCATTTTAACAACATTTTCAATTACTGTTAAACCTAATCCACCTCCCGCGATAAGCGCTATAGAGTCAAACATAAATTCTGGTGTGATGTGTTCTTCGTTTTTATAGGTAGCGATATATGCTAACGATATAACAACAAATAAAGCTAATAATGAAGCAAAACGCTTGCTTGAAGTATCAGAAGAACCTGATAGTAAGTCTTTAAAAAATTTTTTCATGGTTGTATGTGTTTTCTCATACATATCACATGATGTTACATAATTTCGTCTACCATCATTAATTTTAAAGCTTCTTCTGCTGTAATATACCAATCACGTCTTGATTTTTTAACATCATCTAATTGTTTTTGAGATACAGATGATTTTAATAATAAAATTGTATCATATTGTTTCATTATACGATTACATTCATCTAAATCATCTTTAATAATAGATAATTTATCAAATTGAGGATAATTATTTAGAGCCTCATGATACATAAATGTAGCATATTTGCTAGCAAATCGTTTATGGCCTGAAATAAAGATGGGTAATCCCATTGACATAGCGTAACCATAACAATAAGTATGGATTGGGGTTATAGAATTTTCAATTACACCTATTAAAGCAAAACCATCATAAATCACCCCACCAAAACTATTAATAATTAATTTAATGGGTTTACGTTCGTAATCTTTAGTTACTGATTCTTGTTCATCATCATATTCATTAGCGTCTAATATGAATTGAATAATTTCTTCAACTGATTCATTATCAATGTCATTACTTAGAATAATACTCCTAAATTGATCTTCCCTATCAAAATATCTACTTTTTCTATTCGTCATATGATAACTTTTACTACTGTTTTTCTAGGCACTCCTGGATAGTAGGCATCTATCATATTATGGTAATGTTCTATAGGTAAAATAGATTCTATCCCTACACCAAAATCTAATATATCAAACATTGAATAAGACTTCTCAGCTAATTCAAGTCGTTGTTCTAACGTTAGATCAATTTCTATACTATAACTAGATATTAATTCCATTATCTATGTTTTTTAGGTGAACACTGGTGTTGGAGTTGGTTTTTACCTTTATTAACTCGTTTGGTTTGTTTATACATTTTCTGCTGTCTATTACTATGGTGTTTATAGTTATAGCCTTTTTGAGGGGCTGAGCAGGAAGCAAATATAATTACGATTAAAAAGAAAATTAATTTTTTCATAGTATTTCTACCCATTCGGGTTCTTTAATTGTTTCGCAAAATAAAAAATGAGAGTCTGTTTTTAATACATGATCCGCATCTAAATATTCCTTCCATCCGTGAAGTAATTCTCTAATAAGTTGTCCTTCTTTATTAAAGAAATAACTTACTGGGATATTCCTGAGTATTTTGTATACTTCTCCGTTATAAAAATAAAGTGGTTTCATATTATACCCCGGTTACATTCCTACGTTTTTATTTATCACCCTTCCTTCCCGTATTCCCAATATACATAGTGAGAATTTTATTTCCAAATTTATTTAAGAAAGATTTGTACTAAAAGTATCATTAAACTTAACCCCAAACATATCCATGTTTTTAGATTAATATTTTCATCAAATATAAAATTAGACATAAGTGTAAATACTATAGTCCCAATTGAGAATCCTATTAACCTTCCGGGCCACAATTCTCCATTAAAAGCATGCTGGAAGTTTCTTACTGAGGTAGTAAACAGATATGATATAGGAATCCCCCAAAGTAACACAAACCAGAAATTCTGCTTTAAAAAATTATACTTCAGTGGACCCTGGAGTTGATAGAATGTAACTACTTGAGCTGTTATTCCACTTAAAACCCCTAATATTAAATTATAATTCATACAAAAATAAAATATAATGTGAAGTATATAATTGAGTATAAAACGATAAGTACAATAAATCCTCCTAATACTTCATAAAATTCATGTCTAGGACTTACAAAAATATCTCCTTTAGTATAATCTCTTAATCTAAGAAGACATACGATAGTTCCTATTAAGTAAATAGAATTTAAAAATCCTAAAAATCCTAATAATCCTTGAATAATTTCAATTGTTGTTTCCATAACCTTTATTTTTTTATAACCTTAATTTTTATTATACTATAAAGATAATACCCCTAATTAAAGATTCCAAATTTTTTAGTGGAAATCTTCAAAGTTTTTATATATTAATATATTTATAATGATGAATCTAGAAGAAATTTTTTCCCTATTTGATAACCCCTCAGATAATAATGGAAAATATACTGTTTCTGATGAGGATTTATTTTTTTATCTTAAAATGTTTAAAGGTTATATCTTAAGATTTGATGAGCTTAAAAAAGGATTCCTCCCATTTATGCATTCGATTAATCCTGAAATAGCAGAAAAACTATCTACTACTACTATTAATCCACTTTGTTATTATAAAGCTTATTCTTTTTTAAAGAAAATAGACCTAAATGATAAGGATCATTATGAATCTTTCTCTAAAAATATAGACTTAGATTTTATAAAAGCATGTAATAAATCCATAGAATACTTCATCAGTACAGAAGAATATGAAAAATGTAACATGCTAAACATATTTCTACAAGAAGGAATGAAAATTCTTAAAGTAAACTTGCTAGATACAAATTATTAATTACATTATCATATTATTTACTTAAAAAACAACAATTATGAGAAATCGCGACCTAATCTTTAATAAGATTGAACGCGTTGAAGGTGCTTTAAAATCATTAAAAGTATTCTCAACACGCCCAGGAATTACAGTAGAAGATATTCATGCTATCATTAACGATGCTGAAAATATCCTCTCAGACTTAAAATCTATGATTGAAAGAGAGCCAATGGGGCCTAATGAAATTAACAGAGTTTAATTATTAAAAAATAAAAGTTATGAAATTAACAGCAGAAGAAATCCAAAATAATTGGATTGATTTAGAAGAAACTATTAAATCATATATTAGCGAACCACGTCGTTCTCAATTACTTGGTTTTTATTCTCAATATGCAGAACGCATTATGATGATGCCTGCTTCATATAAAAAAGAATATCACAATGCATTCCCAGGAGGATATGTTGATCACATCTTACGAGTAGTAGATTGTGCTCTTAAATTAAATAATGTGTGGATTGAAATGGGGGTAGATGATTCTACTTATACTAAAGAAGAATTAGTATTTGCTGCTTTAAATCATGATTTAGGTAAAATGGGTGATGAAGAACATGAATCGTATGTTCCTCAAACTGATCAATGGCGTAAAGATAAACTTGGTGAAGATTATACCTTCAATACTAAATTAGCATTTGCATCTGTACCTGATAGAGGTTTATATTTACTCCAACAACATGGTATCAAATATTCATTCAATGAAATGATTGCTATCCAAACCCATGATGGATTATACGATGAAGGTAACAAAAAATATTTAATGGCTTGGACCCCAGAACAACGTCCTCGTACATCATTACCGTTTATTGTTCACCAAGCCGATTTAATGGCATCTCGTATCGAATTTGAACGCGAGTGGTTACCTAAATTCAAAACCAATACTCCTAAAAATTTCAAATTAGATACTACCTCTACAACCTCTACAGAGAAAAAAACACCTATTAAAACTAAAGCTTTAGGAAATATTCAAAGTGAAAATTTAAAAAATATGCTTAATAACTTATGATTTCAATTATTATTATATCAATTTTGAGTTGTCTAGTAGTATTACTAAGTTATACTACTTTTAATCTTCTTAAAAAGAATGAAAAAGCTGAAGATATTTTAATTTCATATAAAGAATATATTGATAAATTATCTTCTCAAATTGAAGAATCTAATCAAAAAATTAAAGAAATTGATGAAAAGGGAGTTTTTGATAGTGATGATGAAATAGGATGGTTTTTTAAAGAGCTTAAGAAAATTCAATCCTCTTTAGAAAAATTTAAAATAAATTAATTCTATGACTGTTACAAAAAAAGGAAAAAACTATTTTACCCAAGATACTGAATTAGCAATATTAGAATATAATAATTGTGAGGATTTTTCACAACGAAGTCAAATTTACGATAAAAAAATCCACTATGCTTTTTTCAAACTAACCGAAAACATTATCCATACCTTTAAATTTTACTATACAGAGGTAAATAATCTTGAGGATTTACAACACGAGGTAATTACTTTTTTACTTTCTAAAATCCATCTCTACAACCAGGATAAAGGTAAGGCTTATTCATATTTTGGTACTATTGCTAAAAGATATCTTATTATATCTAATACCAAAAATTATAAAAGAAAAATAGATACTATTCCTTTAACCGAACTTGGAAATTCTCATTCGGATAATGATGACTTCACCAATCATAATAAAAAATCTATCCATGACGAACCTCAGGGGGAAATTACTATATTTGATGAAGAAAAAAACATATTACCTGAAAAAGATAATCTTTCTAGATTTATAGATTTATATGTAGAATATAGTTCTAAAAATTTATATAAATTATTCCCCAAAGAATCAGATGCACGAATAGCAGATGCGGTATTAGAATTATTTAGAAAAAGAGATCATTTAACTATATTTAATAAAAAGGCTCTTTATATCTATATAAGAGAAATTATAGATGTAAAAACTCCAAAAATTACTAAAATAGCTCTTCAATTATATGATTTGTTTAAAGAAAAACACGCATTTTATTTAGAAAACGGATATTTTGAGTCCTAATTCTTTCTATATTTATAAGAAAAAATATGGCTTCTTTAGATGAAATAATATTCGGTAAAAAAAGTTTTTCTAATCTTTTAGAAGAAATATACGATAACCAAAAGAAAAAAGAAAAACAAATCTCTGCTTTAATTAGTGAACTTAAGCCTCTTATAAGAGAAATAGGTGATGCTACTTTAATTGTTCCTTTAATTAAGGAATATTTGGAAATAGGTGTTAAAAATGATGAGCAGTTAATTAAAATGGCTACAATCATTCAAAGAGCACTCCAAACCTCAACATCTACAGATAATTTTTCTATTACTGAAGAAGAAAAACAACAACTTCTTAATCAAATTGATCAATTAAAATCCGACGGAAATGGTTAATTTTGGTTTTATAAATAATCTAAGACTAGCAGCCCCTACTCCAAATGTAATGAGTAGTGTAGGAGGAACTGTTACTCCTGTTAGAGTAATAAACACCATGTTAACTGCTCAAGATATTAAAGATTATTATCAAGGAGATTTATATCTTTTACTTAATGAAGATGTAGTATTAGGAAGTATAATATTTGCTGATTTAAGAGCTCCTATAAAAGATGAAAATAAGGGAGGTTTAAACGTTGCAAGACCCTTATTCCCTTATACAAAAAATATTCCTTTAAAAAAAGAAATAGTATTAATAGTATCTACTACTACTAATAATTTAGCAAATACTAACGAACAAACAGCCAATACTAATAAATTTGTTTATTATTATATATCTCCACTAAACATTTGGGGTAATATTAATCACAATGCACTCCCAGAGGAAATATACTTCCCTGAAACCCCAGATAGTTTAAATAAACCATACTCAGAAACTACAAGTGGAAATGCAAACTCAGTAAATGATAGTTTTCATGAAATTGAATTAGGTAATTTTTTTAAAGAACGAGGTAATGTTCAACCTCTCCAACCATATGAAGGAGATGTAATTTATGAAGGAAGATGGGGTAACTCTATCAGATTTGGAAGTACATCTATAGGAACTGATAGTCCTTGGTCTGAATTTCCTGAAAATGGAGATCCTATTACTATTTTAAGAAATGGGTTTTATGATAATAAAAAAGAACCATGGGATCCTATTGTAGAAGATATAAATCAAGATAAATCTAGTATCTATCTTACTTCTACTCAAAAGATTCCTATTGAAGTTTCTAATAAAAATTACAGTGCATACGCTCCTTCTACTGAACCTGATAATCCTAAAGATTATACTAAAGATCAAGTAATAATAACTTCTAATAGAATCTTAATAAATAGTAAAGATGACCATACATTATTAAGTGGGGCAAAGTCTATAGGTTTAAATTCTAAAGGAAGTATAAATTTATACGCTGATACAAATTTTATAGTAAAAACTAAAGGAAAAATCCTCCTTGGAGACCCAGATGAAACTAAAACCCAATCATTATTGTTAGGTGATAAAACTGTAGATCTATTATCTAATCTTTTAATAGATTTACAAACCATAGCTAATCAATTATCTTCACTAACAAGTCTTCCTCCTGGGGCTCCTTTTATACCTTTAAATACTGCAGCTATAAGTTTTAATTTAAAATTACAAAATTATCAATCGCAACTTTCATCTTTATTATCAAAAGTTAGCAAAACTAAATAATATATGGCCGAAAATGATGCATTAAAGAAAGCTGCAGAAGCTGCCCTAAAAGCACAAGAAAAAGCTTTAAAAGCAGCTGAAAAAGCAGCTGAAATAAAAGCTGCTTCTGAAAAAGCAGCAGCATTGATAGCATTAGCTATTAAAGCGGCTGAGACTGTTAAACTTCTTAAAGCACAAAGACAAAAACGCAAAGCAGAAGGAACAAAACCATCACTCCCCCCAGGATTAGGAGGATTAGTTATATCTATAGTTAAACAAATAATTGTAAATTTAAATCTTCAAGAAAAAGCTATTCAAAAAATAATTGAAGAATTACAAGATAGTTGCCCATCATCAGAAAAACTTCAAGAACTAATAGATTTTAAAAATAAGGTTAAAGATGCTCTTACTAAGGTTAATGATACTATTTCCTCAGTAAAACAAGTTGGAACTACATTAGATACTATTTTAACAGTATTAGATACTATAGTAACAGTTTTACGGAATCTTCCACTTCCAACTGCTGTCCCTCCTGGGGTTGGTATTCCATTAAATGTAGTTAATAAATTTAGAGATAGCATAGATGTAGCAGATAAATTTATAGACCAAGGAAAAGCAATTACTGATGGAATAGTAGGAGCAATTGGAGGAATACAAGGAATCGTCCAAGGTTTAATTGAAAATTTAGATCTTTTAGATCAAGCAATTGCATTTTGTGCTTCCAAAATAGCCCTAGAACAATCAACCACCTCCGAAGAAGCCCAAGAAATAATGAGTGAATTTTTAAGTAATATTAAATCTCTTAATGCTACCCCCCAATCTTCAGATACTAGCAACACAGACACTCCTTTAGAAGAAATTACTTTCCCTGTAATATATAGAGAGTTTTCTATTATTATAGAAAATGCTCCTTTAACAGATGTATTACAAAATATTCCTCGAAGAAGAGCAATAGCTACTCAAATATCTACAAACGTTAAAATTGAAGGAGATTACTCATTTAGTTCAAGCGCACAAGTATTAGTAGATACTATGAAATTTGCTATTGATAATTATTTAGGATAATATATTAAAAACATAATTAACAAATATTTATAATCATATGAAAATCGACGGTTTAAAAAAATTAATTAAAGAAGCAGTACGTGAAGCAATCCAAGATGAATTAAAAGATATTTTACTTGAAGCAGTACGTGCTCCTAAAACAGTAGTAAAGGAAGCATATACTCCATCCTATGGAACTACAACCCCTGAGCCTTCACCATCAATAAATCATACTTTTAAACGCAATTTAAGAGATATGGTTAGTGGAGAATTTGGAACAATCTCAGCTACATCAGCCAACGCTCAACCTGCCTACACCCCACCTCCAATAAATACAGTAGCTGAGGGTACTAGCCTACCATCAGGTGAAGTAAGCTTAAACCAAATAATGGGATTAATGAAATAATGGCAATAATTATTCAAAATAAATTTGCGCTTGATTCTTTAGGATATAAAACTATAGGATTTTCATTTCCTTTAAATGCAGGAGCAGTATTTCCTCCTACTTATACAGTCCAAGATCAAATTAAATATAACCTTATTAATTATTTAATGACTAATAGTGGGGAATCATATTTGGTTCCAAATTTTGGAGCAGGGTTACAAGATTTTGTTTTTGAACAAATTACTACTGAAAATTTTGCTTTATTAGAAACTATTATAAAGGAAAAAATTCAATTCGCTTTTCCTCAAGTTCAAGTTAAAAAAATTGAAGTTTTAGGAAACGCAGATAATAATCAAGTACGAATAGTAATTACATATAATATAATTAATTTTGGTAATGACCAAATAACTTTACAATTTTAAAAATAATGGCATCTAGTAACCCCCAAATAAATTATTACGCTAGAGATTTTGAATCTTTACGTAGTACCTTAATTAATTATACTAAAACATATTTTCCTGACACATATAATGACTTTAGCCCTGCTTCCACAGGAATGATGTTTATGAATATGGCAGCGTATGTTGGGGATATACTTTCATTTTATTTAGATAATCAAATCCAAGAAACTTTTATACAATATGCTAAGCAAGAAGAAAACATATTTGCCCTAGCATATCTACTTGGTTATAAACCTGCAATTTCTTCCCCAGCTGTTACCACTATTGATTTTTATCAACAATTACCAGCAGTACTTTCAGGAAGTGTAGCTATACCTGATTTTTCATATGCTCTTACTATCCCTGTATCTACCCAAATTTCTAATAATTTTGGTCTCCAAACTAGTTTTCTTTTAAATGGCCCTGTAGATTTTTCTTTTAGTAGTTCCTTAGACCCAACTGAAATATCAGTATACCAGGTATCCAATGGAGTTCCTACTTATTTTCTAGCTAAAAAATCAGTTGTAGCAACTGAAGGGACTTTAAAAACTAAGCAATTTTCATTTGGTGTTGCACAAGAATTTCCTACTATATTAATTCAAGATAATGATATAGTATATATCTCTAATTGTTTTGATTCAAATGGAAATACTTGGTATGAAGTAGATAATCTAGCCCAAGATTTTATATATGATGATGTTTCTAACACTCCATATAATGATCCTAATACCTCTACCTCAGATGTGTTTGCTACTCCTAATTTACTCCAATTAAAGAAAATTGAACGTAAATTTGCAACTCGATTCATAAATTCTAATAATTTAGAAATTCAATTTGGTAATGGTGGTGTAACTAATACTACTGAAAACATCATACCAAACCCAGATAATGTTGGGTTAGGATTACCTATAGGAAGAAGTAAACTTACTACTGCTTTTTCTCCTACCAATTTTATCTTCTCTAACACATATGGTATAGCACCCTCTAATACCGTTTTAACTTTTAGTTATTTAACCTCAAACGGAACCACAGGTAACCTACCAGCTAATACTCTTGTTCAATTTAACAAAAATATATTAAAGTTTAAAACCACTGGTTTAGATCCTTCTATTTCAAATATAGTAATTAATTCTGTTACATGTACTAATCCTCAAGCTGCTTCTGGAGGAGGAAATGGTGATACTTTAGACCAAATAAAGCAAAATGCCCTTGGTTCATTTCAATCTCAATTAAGAGCAGTTACTCCTAATGATTATTTAATTCGTGCTTATAGTTTACCTTCAAACTTAGGAACAGTAGCTAAAGCATATGTTACCCCCGAAAAATTATCTAATATCCAATCTGGGGAAACTCCATCAATTTTAGATCTATATATTTTAAGTCAAAATATTGATGGAAGTTATTCTACTGCTAATAACAGTTTAAAACAAAACTTAAAAACATACCTGTCCCAATATAGAAGTATTACTGATACTGTTAAAATTAAAGATGCTTTTATAATTAATATAGGAGTAGAATTTGAAATAGTTATTCGTCCTAATAGTGTTGGAGATATGGTATTATCAATGTGTATTGATAGTATTAATAAATTTTTTGATAGAGGTAAATGGCAAATTAACCAACCTATATTACTAGATGATTTATATAGTTCTCTTGATTTAGTAGAAGGAATTCAAACTGTTAAAAATATTAAAATTACCAACCTTACTTCTTCTAATGGAAATTACAGTACATATGCTTATGATGTTATAGGAGCTACTGTTAATAACATAGTTTACCCCTCAGTTGACCCAATGATATTTGAACTAAAATCTCCAACAACAGATATTAAAGGAAAAATAGTACCATTCTAAACTTACTAACACATGGCTGTATTTAAAATATTCCCAACCAAAGACACCACTATATACTCAGCATATCCTAACCTAAACTCAGGATTAGATGAAATTATAGAAACTTCTACAACTTCTGTAGGAGAATATGGTCCTAATCCTCAAGCTGCTAGAACTTTAATCCAATATTCTTCTACTGAAATAAATGATATTATTAGTAATAAGATAAGTGGTAGTAATTTTAATATTTACCTAAATTTATACCACGCCCAAATCTCAGGATTATATGGAGACTCTTCTATAGAAGCCTATCCTATATATGGTACCTGGAATATGGGAACTGGAAAGTATAGAGACACCCCCGTAATTACTAATGGAGCTAGTTGGACATGGGCTGATTATTTAGGATCTACTCAATGGATAACAAGTAGTTTCCCACCATATGTTACAGCATCCTTCTCAGGTTCTATCCCTAATGGAGGAGGAACATGGTATACTGGTTCATCTAATGGATTAATTACAGTTAGAACCCAATCTTTCTCATATTACTCAGACTTAGATTTAAGTATAGATGTTAGCAATATTGTAACAGCATGGTATAGTGGAAGTATTCCTAATAATGGATTTATACTAAAACAACCTTCTTCAAAAGAATTTATAAATAATCAAGTTATCCAAACTGAATTAAAATATTTTTCTACTGATACTCATACTATATACCCACCAAATTTAGAATTTAGATGGAGAGATTATACTTTTAATACTGGATCTTCTGAGACTACTATCATCAATACAGACCAACTTGCTATAAGTAACCCAAATAATTTAGGAGTATTTTATAGTGGAAGTATTCAACGTTTTAGACTTAATGTAAGACCACAATATCCTACTAGAGTATTCCAAACATCTTCATTTTACACCACTAATTATTATCTACCTACAGCATCATATTACGCTATTAAAGATCTACAGACTAATGAATATATAATAGATTTTGATAATAATTACACCCAAATTAGTGCTGATAATCAAACTAGTTATTTTGATATTTATATGAGTGGATTGCAACCTGAAAGGCATTATACTGTCTTAATTAAAACCACAGTAGGAGGATCTACTATTATTTACGATCAAAATATAAACTTTAAAGTAGTGAATGGGTAATGGAAAAAGTTACAATAAATAGACAAGTATTTGATAAATCTCAATTTGACAAAACTATCAATACTAATTTTACTCAACTTACTAGCTCCCTTCCCCCAATAAATTCTACACCAACAGTAGATGGAACTGTAGATGGTTTTTTTTCATTATATGACTCATTATTTTTTGACATACCTAAATTTGGCGATCTCAATTCCCACCAGTATCTTGCAACTACTAGTGGAGCATATATTGGAGGAGAACAAATAAATGAAAGTGTTCAACTTTTATTAGATGAAATAGCAGCCCTAAGAATATCTCTTCTTGGTGCTAATAAAAAAATTGCTGAGCTTGAAGTCCAAGCCGGAATTAACCAAGCAGGAATTGATCCAAATCTATTCCCACTATCATAAAATAATAGACAAACTATTTAACCAATGACCTCATACCCTTCAGCATCTATAGAAATTTTAGATCCTAAAACACTAGAAGTTCCAACATTTAGTGATAAGGATTTTGCTATTATTCCTAATTTTATTTTTACTGGATCTTTTGATCCTACTCAAGACAGAGTTGAATTTTTTGTATATTCTGAGAATAATGTTTTATTATATTCGGATGGAGATTTTAATGCATGGACTAATACTCTTGATCCTCTTCTAGCATCTCAAGGAATTAGTACTCTAAACCTAGACCCAGTACAAGCAGTTTCTGATTTAGGAATAACCGAAGGAAAAATAAAAACCCTATTTAACTTTATCTCAGATGAACTTGGATCTTCAGTAGATAATCCTTTCTTTATAAAAGAAATTTCAGGAGATAGAACCGAATTACGACTTCAAACTAATTTTACTTCTAATGCTGATTTAGAAGTATTATTTACTGAGTTTAAATCAAGAATTTCTTCCCAAGTATATTTTGATGAATTTTATTTAAATTTTGGTGATAATAATTTACTTATAGGGATTAATATCTTATTAGATACTACTGGTGGTAATGTTAGTTTTTTTGTTAAACTTTATGAACCACTTCCTGATAATATTTTACTTCAAGATATAGTTTGGATATCAACTAAAGTTGGAGAATCTACATCTTATCTAATTTCTTTTCCTGAAACTTCATTAGTAGTAGATAATTTAATATATTTAGGAGGCCCAAATATAAACATAGATGTAAATAAGAGTGTTGGAATTTCAACAGCTTTTAAAACATATTCTACATTAATTTCATCATCTCTTACTAGTTCTTATAATCAATTACAAAATATCCTTCAACAAAAAGGAATTCAAATAACTCCTGATTATACTAATTTTGAAAGTTTTGTATTTTTTTCAAATGCTAGCCAACGTTTAGTTAATTTTTATACTAAAGTATCTAATATTGAATCATACCAAAATGATTTATCTATTATTAATTCTATTACCGGATCAACTTCACAATCATATTCTGTATCTGCTAGTAGAGTAACTATAGAACAAAATATTACTAACATTATATCAAACTTTGATGGATATGAAAACTACCTCTATTTCCAATCAGGTTCGTATACTTGGCCTAAATCAAATTCCACCTACCCATATGCTTTATACTCTACAGGTAGTTCTCAAGTTTTAACATGGTTAGGAAGTTCAGATGAAACCTCAGCCTATTATGGAGGTCAACTTTATTCATCTTCGATATATGATAATTTAAATCAAAATAATTTATTCTATTCTATTCCTGCATATTTAAGAAATGATCCAAATAACACTCAATATTTTTTATTTATAGAAATGATGGGACAGTTTTTTGATAATATATGGATCTATACAGATGCTATAACAGATAAACTTAAGGCTGATAATAGAATTAATGATGGTGTATCTAAAGATTTAGTAGCAACTGTACTTGAATCTTTAGGACAAAAGTTATACACAAACCAATTTAATTCTAATGATATATATTCATCCTTAATAGGAGTAGATCCTCAAGGAAACTTATCACCCTTCCCTAATACTACAGGAACTTATCCTGTTACCGGATCAGGTTTAGAATATATTCAAAATTTTGTTTCTGCTTCATCATTACAATCTTTAATTCCTCTTACTGAGGCTAATCAACGTTTATATAAACGAATATATCATATTTTACCATATTTGGTAAAGAAAAAAGGTACATTAGAAGCATTAAAACTTATTAGAAATGCATATGGTATTCCAAGTACTATTCTAAGATTTAATGAATTTGGAGGAAAAAATGGATATACTAGCCGTTATGACTATTTTAATGATAAATATAATCTTGCATTTGATAACCAAGCAAGTGCATCTATTATAGTCCCTTGGGAAAGTTTAAATACATCCTTTACCTCACCTGATGCTGGCACAAATATTCCCACAAGTATTCAATTCAGATTTAAAACCCCAGGTATCCCATCTGGAAGTATATCTCAATCATTATTTATAAAAACATCTACCAATAATTCCTCAGCTACTCCTATTACGTCAAGCTGGGATATGGGATTATTTTTATTTTATACAGGATCAGGTACAACATCTGGATCATACTCAGGCTCAGTAGCAGATCCATATAATCAATATGGTACCTTAAGATTTTATCTCTCAGGAAGTGCTGCTCAAACAAGTAATAACGGATATTACCAATCATCTGGTATTTATTTACCTTTTTTTGATGGTGGATGGTGGAATATTATGCTACAACGTTCCCCATATAATGCTGCTGCTGCTAATACAGTAACATATAATATATATGCTGCTAATAAAATATATGATGAAAATGAAGGATATCAATTAGGATTTATAGGATCAGCTTCTTTTACTATCGCAGCAGCATCCTCTTCTATAAATAATAGTTGGATTAAATCTACTACTTCTTCAAACACTGCTTACCCTGCAGGTATATATTTTGGTGGATCAATTTCAGGATCTAAAACTTTAACTACAACTCTTACTACACCTGGATTATTTACAGGTTCATTTCAAGAAATTAGATATTTTAGTGCTACTTTACCTACAACATCATTTTATGACTATGTAATGAACCCTCAATCTATAACTGGATTGATCCCAAGTGGAGCCAATTATATAGATGGAAGTGGTAACTTAATTGGTTCAAGTTATGGGTTATTAGCATTTAGAGCCCCCTTAGGAAGTGAATTAGAAACTATATTTACTGCTTCTTCTGCTACTTCTATTAACACTGCCTCATACAGTAGTTACCATCCTGCTATATCAGGTTCTAATCCTACATCTTCATTTAATTCTTTAAGTTCTTCTTATAAAGTATTATATTACCCTATTTCAAGTAGCCTTACTAGTTCATTTTCAACTAATAACTATGAAACATACTATTATGCTGCTCCTATAATAGGAACTAAAAATAAAACCTCAGATAATATCCAGATAATTTCTTCTAGTTATCCTGCAGGAGGAGTTTTATCTCAATATATAAGTTTAGAACAAAATTATCCATTTACAAGTAGCATTGTATATAATACTAATTTATTTGAAGCTGCATTTTCACCACAAGAAGAATTAAATGATGATATTATAGATTCATTAGGTCGTTTTGATATTGGAAACTATATAGGAGATCCTAGATTATTATCTCAATCTTTAACCACTTACCCTGATTTAGATCAATTAGCTGCTTATCATTTCCAAAAATATTCAAATAAATATAATATTAAGGATTATGTAAGATTGATTAAATTTATAGATAATTCTTTATTTAAGTTTATTAAAGATTATATTCCTGCTAGAGCTGACTCTTCCACAGGAGTAGTAGTTAAACAACATTATTTAGAAAGAAATAGACATAGAATGGTTTTACCTCAAATGTCTCAATCTTATAATCAATTTACTTCTTCTATAAATTCCCCTGTTACCTCAAGTATTAGTGGTGGAGTTTATTATAACATTGATGAAGGTACTACGTATACATTTACTGGATCAACAGGAGGAGTTTTAGATAATTATAATTTTGTTTCTTCTTCTTATTTAACATCAACTGTTGGTGGAGTAGTTGTTACTCAAAGTTATACTCAAAGTTTAAACACTATAGCAGGTACAGTAACTACTATTAATAATTACCAAACCGAATTTTACACAGGAAATTACAGTGGCTCTACAGCAAGAGCTACTTCTCAAAGTTTATTTAATGTTCCATATTTAATTCCAAGTGGAGCAATTGATTTTACTTCATCTTCCCCATCAAGACTCACAATAGCGGGACAAATATTATATAATTTCCAATATGAAAATAGTGATTATTACCCATTAGTTAATAATATTAACACCAATAGACCAAATACTAATTATTACGATTTAGATTTTACTACAAATTCAATCCAAGCAGCTAATTTATACGCTGTTTTATCAGGAAGTGCATTAAGAGCTCAAACACCTGATAGTAATTATACATCATTAAAATCTATTCTTCCAAGATATAATGGAAGTAAATTACAAGCTCTTAATTATAATACTTATGCTAGTGGTTCTTCAGCTGCTTTATTATTAGATGGAACCATAGGTGCATATTCTGGAGATGTAAGTTATGGACCAAATGCAGTCATAACTAAAAATCCACAATATTTTGCTCACTTTACTTATGGTTATCCATCATTAGAAACTAAAAATACATTTACATTTGATATTGATAAATTATATCCTATAGTAATAACTGGCCAAACCTTATCAACCTCAGGAGGACCAGCCGATCCTAAAGAAGTTTCTAATACTATTGTAGCCGGTGCTATATCAATAGGTAAGAAACCCATATCCACAGTAGGCGACTCAGAAATAAACATATTTACCTCAGATGTTTTTGAACAAGGAAGAAAATTAGCTGTTATATTAACAGGAGATGATACTAAACCTCAATATCGAGGATCTATATTAGATCAAGTAAGTATAGCAGGACAAACAGATTTTACTTTCCTCCCTTCAGGTTCATGGAATATTTTTAATTCTGGATTAGGATATACTGTTACTTTAGCTAATCAAAAACAAGATACATATAATCAAGATAATACGGCATACCAAATTGCTTTTAAAAGGAAAAACCAAAGACAACCTAAAAGTACTGAATATACAAACCAATATGTAGTATATTTACAAGGAAGTCCTACTACCCCTAATCCTCCATCTGGATTTACTGGAAGTTTTTTTACCACAGGGAGTGGATGTTTACTCCTTACAGGATCATCATATTCTAGTAGCTATATAGACTATGGTGGTGACTATACATTTAAAACCACTAATCCTTTAGCCTTTATCCATAATTATAATTATCTTTTATATAATAATGTAACCTCATCTACAGCTATTACCAACCCCGTATTTAACACAGTTACATTAAATGCTATAGATAATTCATTATTACGTAACTATTATATCTGGGACCCAGAAAATACTGGAGTTGAACAATACCCTACTGCTCTTACGCCTTTTGTTATATTAAGAGGAGACATTATTAAAATTTCATATGAAGATAGAAATGGTGTTCCTAGAACTCAAGAATTTACGGTAACTGGGGTAGAAACAACGAGTGATGAAGCATACAATCAATCTTACCAATTTTCTACAAACACTACTACATTCACACCAGTTACTGTACCTTTATATAAAAAAATAAACGTAACCCCCGATCCAACAACAGTAACATATCCAATTCCTATAGTTGATTCTCACATAATGGGTTCATGTATTATTAAGCGTCCTAAGTCTGATAATTCTAAAATTATAATTATTGCTAATAATCCACCTCAAGCCGAAGGTATCCAAACTCAGGTAACTGACGGGTATTTAATACCTAAAGATTTAAATCAAAGCCAATTATTAACTGTACTATCTACAATTGAACAAATAAATAATGCTGGAAACCAAAATCAAAGATAATTAATCTTAAACTTATATATATTTATAATAAAAATTACAAATGGGATATTTAAACAACCAAATAATTACAGTTGATGCTATTTTAACTACTAAAGGTAGAGAATTATTAGCAAAAGGAGATGGCTCTTTTCAAATTACTCAATTCGCATTATCAGATGATGAAATTGATTATACTTTATATAACCCAAACCATCCTTCTGGATCTGCATATTATGGAGAAGCAATTGAAAATATGCCTGTTTTAGAAGCATTTCCTGACCAAACTCAAATTATGAAGTATAAATTAGTTACATTACCTAGAGGTACTTCTAAATTGCCTGTTCTTGATATTGGATATACAAGTATTTCTATTAAACAAGGTTCTTCATTAGCAATTACCCCTCAAACATTAAATTATTTAGGAAGTAACCAAACATTTGAATCTAGTGGATATGTTGCTACTATTGCCGATGTTAGATTATTATCTACATTTAATGGAGTAGGAATTAATACAACACAAGCTAACGCATTAAACACAACTCCTACTATTGGAACAGCAGTATCTAAGACAGTAATTGGAACATCATTTACTTTAGTAGGTACTACCATCAATACTCTATTCTCAGGGTCCAATACATCTATCAATACTACTTTAACTATTGAAGGAAGAGATAGTGGTGCTAGAATTACAGTTCCAGTAACTATTATTAAACAATCATAATATTAAAATAAAACAAAATGGGATTTAAAAGATTTGACCCTCAAGACTTAGTAGTAAGTGTTGATTCTATATCCAGTACAGTTTGGAGTACTAATACTCCTTCATTAACTACTTTTTTTTCTTCTTCTACTCAAGAAGGTGGAACAACTGGAAACTATTATCTTACTGTTTATCAAACTGCTTCTACAGCAGCTGGAGCTACACCTCAATTTGACTTAGTTTATGGTGACTCACAAGGTAGTGGAAGCGCATTCTTTAATATCCTAGTTACAGGATCTTCACCTACTAGAACAATTTATGGTCAATATAGAAATTTAATTTTAGCAGATGAAAGCTCTTCGTTTACATTTGCTGGTGTTACTAGCTCATATTTTTGGGCTATAAACTTAGATCGCGCACAATATAAAGAACATTTATTACCGGGGGCTTTAACATTAACCCTAAGTGGCGCCGCTGCTATTACTCTCACTGATGATAGTAACTATACAACAGTAGTAACACGAAATGATGCCGGTAGAGTATTTAACCTTATCTCAGGATCAGCAGGTGTTAGAACATCCACTCCTAAAGATGTAGCAAGCTTAGGATATACTACAACCTCAGGTTCATATGGTTACTTCCTACCAGATGTTGGAATTATATTACTAAATGGAGAAGCACTTTCAGGATCAGTCGCTGGAGGAGGAATAGCACTTCAAGCAAGTAGATCATTTAACGCTCCTGGGCTAAACACTAGAAGATTCTACCAAGCCATAAGCTCATCAGCAACTGCTAATTTTAGATTAAACAGTCAAGAAACCTTATCATCAAATTTCGTATTTGTAAGAGCTAGAAGCAACGAATTTAACTACTCAGAAAACCCAAGTTATATATCTAGTGCTAATGGATCTTTAACATGGAGTGATTTTGCTTATAATCCATTAACTTATATAACAACAGTAGGTCTTTATAATGATAATAATGAATTATTAGCTGTAGCTAAATTAAGTCGACCATTACAAAAAGATTTTACTAAAGAATTGTTAGTTAGAGTTAAATTAGACTTCTAATGAATGAGTGCTTATAAACAATTTACTAATAATGATGTAATCTCTGTACCTTTCACAGTTGCTAAAAGCTTTACATTTAGTGGTGAAGCTATAACTTCTTCAGCCGGTATTGATTTTTACGCTGGGTTAAACCTAAACCATTTAGACTATGATTATACAACTGAACCTACTACAGGATTAGTTGCTCTTCAAGATAAAAGAGGAATATATAACAGTGCTAGGGCTTTATATTATTCTAATGACATTTCATATTATGGAGATTTAACCACAGGATCATATAATCTTTTCAATCCAAAATATAACCCAAATTGGGAACAATATCTTTTACAATTTACAGGTTCTGTATCTTCCTCTTTTGGTAGATTTTACAATTACCCATCTACAACATTATATAATCCTAAATATTTTCCTACAGCTACTCAATCTTTATTAGATACGGGATCTATTACTGTAGTCTCTATTCCTACTAATTTATATGGTAATTATGTTGTCCCTAAATCTTTTAAATTAGGTTTTATAGATAATACAACAGCAAACATATATTATATAACTGATAATGGTGAAGGAAATCTAATTCTTACCTCAGGCAGTAAAACTAGTAAAGTAGGAAACATCTTTTACTCTCAGGGTATAGCAGTAATAACCACAGGCAGTTTCTCCATAAACTGCAATCAATGGGCTGAATATATTTCATCATCTGCCTGGTACGATGACCTACCAGGGATATTTTGGACTTCCATTAATTTCTCTTCTTCAGTTACTTTATATGAAAACAAATATAATTGTGCTATTTTAGAAAATGAATTTGGTTTTAGTCAAAACCCATCTTTAGCATCAGGAAGTACTAATACGTTGTATGATTTTGCTACTGGATCTTATTTTTCACCATATGTTACATCTATTGGGTTATATAATGATGATAAAGATTTAATAGCCATAGCTAAATTAGGACAACCACTCCAATGTTCACCAACAACTGATACTACCATCATGATAAATTTTGATATGGTATAAAATTAAATATAAACGTTATGAATTGGTTATATAATAATACAATCGTAAATTCGATTGAGGATCTGCCTGAAAATACTTATGGGTTTATATACAAAGTTATAAGCCCTAATGGTAAATTTTACATAGGTAAAAAAAGTCTTTATCATAATGTAAAGAAAAAACTTACTAAAAAAGAATTAGCAGAACAAACAGGTCCTGGGAGAAAGGCTACTACTAAAGTCACTCAAAAAGAATCTGATTGGAAAACATATTATGGTTCTTCTAAAGAATTAAAAGAGGATATAACAAATATAGGTAAAGAAAACTTTACTAAAGAAATATTAAGAATTTGTTATACTAAAAAATCATTAACATATTGGGAAATATCATATCAATGTAAAGAAGATGTCTTATTAAACAGTACGTACAACGATAATATATTAGGTAAATTTTTTCGTAAAGACTTGGAATAAATTTTCTTTTTATTATCTTGTAAGTTATGATAAACCAACTAGTTGTTGTATTAGTAGATTCTATATTAGGTTCTGGTAAAGATACGGCTCGAAATAATAGAGCATACCATTGTCCTTTTTGTAATCACCCTAAACCTAAACTAGAAATATGTATGGATACTAATTCTGAAGGAGAAAATCCTTGGAATTGCTGGGTTTGTGGTAAAAAGGGAAAAAAACTTATCAATTTATTTAAATCTTTAAAAGCTGATTCCTCAAAATTAACTGAACTAAGATCTTTAATAAATGATTCTAAAACCTCTACTCACCAAATAGTAGTTGAAACCATATCTTTACCCAAAGAATTCACCCCACTTTACCCCACCCCAGAAGGAATTATAGCCAAACATGCTTTAAATTATCTAAAAATTCGAAATATTACTGAAGAGGATATTATAAAATATAATATAGGTTATTGCGAATATGGAGAATATTCCAATATGGTTATTATCCCATCATATGATGAAAACAGAATACTAAACTATTTCTCAGCCCGTAGCTTTGATAAAAATTCTTCTCGTAAATATAAAAATCCTCAAGTATCAAGAAATATTATACCTTTTGGTTTTTACATAAATTGGAATTCTCCTTTAATATTATGTGAAGGAGTATTTGATATGTTAGCAATTAAAAGAAATGCTATTCCGTTATTAGGTAAAAATATTTCTAAAGAGTTAATGAAAAAAATTGTAACATCTTCAATACAAAAAATATACATAGCCTTAGATAAAGATGCTATAAAAGAAGCCTTAGATTTTTGTGAAAATTTATTAAATCAAGGTAAAAAAGTTTATTTAGTTGAATTACAAGATAAAGACCCTGGAGAAATGGGTTTTGTTAATTTTACTAATTTAATTCACCAAACCCCCAAACTAACATTCTCAAAATTATTTGAGAAAAAATTACAATTAATATGATTGAAAAAAATGTAAACGTAAATAAAAAATCTGTTACTCGTATTCTCCAAGTTGACCCTACATCTAAGAGAGTTAACATAGCTGATAACAGATTCTATAGCAGAAATGAAGATTATTACCCATCAGTAACAAGTATTTTACAATTTTTACCTAAAGGTAAATTTTTTGAAACCTGGCTTAAAGATGTAGGGCATAATGCTGATGTTATTTCTAGGAAAGCAGCAGATGAAGGAACACAAGTCCATGATGCTATTGAGCGTTACTTATTAGGTGAAAAAATAGAATGGTTAAATGAAAATGGATATTCAAATTACTCATTAGACGTTTGGAAATTAATTTTAAAATTCCATGATTTCTGGGCTACTGTTAAACCAACACTAATTGAAAGTGAAATCCACTTATTTTCAGATAAGTATAAATTTGCAGGAACTTGCGATTTAGTTGTTGAAATTAATGGTGAAAAATGGCTATTAGATATTAAAACTTCAAACTCAATCCACACAGCTATGGATTTACAATTAGCTGCTTATACTCAAGCATGGAATGAGACATTTGAAGAAAAAATAGAAAAGAATGGTATTATTTGGTTAAAATCATCTAAACGCGGAGAAGATAAAAGCGGCAAAAAAATACAAGGTAAAGGATGGGAAATTTATGAACCAACACGTACTATTGAAGATAATTTTAAATTGTTTGAACACGTACATGAATTGTTCAAACTAGAAAACCCTAACCCAAGACCATCATCAGAACAATTCCCTATGGAAATTCAGATATCCTCTGATATTTATGACAAAAATAAAGAATGATATCACTAGTTAGTATCTTTAAGGACTTAATCCTTGAAGGAGGAAACGTATTTGGCACTACAGCCCCTATCAAACGGGAGTATATTCAACCTACTTTAGATAAATTTACTAAAGAATTAAAACGAATTTTTCCCAAAGTTACTTTTAGCTTTGAATCTCTAGGATCAGTTGGAAAAAAAGCTGAATCGGGAGACATAGATTTAGGATTTAGTGCTAATAACATTATTTCAAATGATGGTACTCCATTATTTGATAAATGGGGAATTAGTCCTCAAGAATTTCAAGTTACTTATGATCAAATCCGTAAACGATCTAAAACCGCTACTGAAGCTCAAAGTAAACTTAGAGCTATGCTTCAACTTATAGCAACTAAGATAGAAAATGAATCTGAAACCATAGGCACAGACACTAAAGCATCAGGATCAGGATCAATATACTGTGCTTTTCCTCAATATGATGAATCAGGAAATACAGTTGGTGATAAAAGTGTGCAAATTGATATTAATGTAGGTAATTTAGATTGGCTTAAATTCAGTTACTATTCTAATACTTATAAAGATAATGTAAAAGGATTACATAGAACCCAATTAATGTTATCTATGTTTCAAGCATTAGGATTATCATTTACTCATGCTACTGGGGTTAAATCAAAAGAAACCGGTGAAACTATAGCTACTAACCCTGGAGAAGCTATCCAAGCTCTTAATGATGGGTATGGAATAGAATTAACTCCGGATGTAGTAAATGATTATTTTGAATTAATGGGATATATTAAGAAAAATATCCCTAAAGATAAATTTAATCAAATATTAGATATTTACCTAAAAATCCTTGATTCTACTAGAGCTGATATCCCATATGATCTACAACAATATTGGATTAAAAACCAAGACCGATTAGGTCTTAAAGGAAAATTCCTACCAGATGACTCAAAATTAACCCAATATAAGAAAGTATAATGTCAGGTTCAATCGGAGCTAATAGAATCCCTAGAAAAGCTGTTGACCCAACAGTTAAAAAATATATTGAAAATATTTTAAAGAAATATCCTCCTTTTAGAAGTGCTAAAATATCTGGGTCATATAATACTACTGTAAAATCAGATCATGGTGATTTAGATTTAGTGATCCATGTTGATGCAGGTGAAGATGATAAAAAAACTCTTAAGAAAAAATTTGCTGAATATTTAAATTCATTACCTGATGATGTAATTGTTCCATTTAAAGCAGGACGTCATCAAGGTAAAAAAACAGCAGGTACTGGGGATATAGTTATTACTCAAATCCCAATAGAAGGTTACCCTGATCTAACGGTTCAAGTAGATAATATGATTGTTACTTCTGAACAGGAAAGTGATTATAGAAAAAACTTTTTAGATATACCTGGTGAGAAACAAGCTTTATTAATTGGATTAGCAAAAGCTATATTAATAGAAGAAGATCCTGAAACTGTAATTAAACGTTTAGGTATAAAAAATCTTCCACCTCTTGAAGATAATCAAGAATTTGAATTTAACCTATCATCAAAAGGTTTAACTTTACGTTTAGTAACGTTAGATAACTTTAAAGAAATTGGGCGTAATGATATTTGGAGTTCATATGATTGGAATGACATAAGTAAACTATTTACCAATTATAATTTAAATTTACCATTTGATGAGTTATTAAAACAAGTAAAAAATTCTATAAGTAATCCTCGTTCTAGAAACAGAATTAAAGGATTATTTAAATCTATGTTAGTAATTGGAGCAGGTGAAAAAGGAACACCTAAAGGAGACAATAAGGAATTAGCCCTACAGAAAGTAGATTCAATTTTAGAACAATTGGCTGCTTCATATATAACTGAAGACGCTACCTCTCCTATTATAGCTCTTTACCCTGGTAAATTTAAACCACCACATAAAGGACATTTAGATGTAGTTAATCAACTTGCTTCTCTCCCTAATGTAGAAAAAGTAATAGTCTTAATTTCACCAAAACCTCATGAAGGTATCACAGCTGAACAAAGTTTAAATATATGGGAAAAATTATATTTACCATTAATAAACAACCCTGATAAAGTTAAATTTACCATATCTCAAGTTACACCTGTAAAAGATGTTTATGACATCATAACAGACAACCCAGACACAAATTTCATAGCAGCATATGGAAAAGAAGACGCAGGCCGTTATAGTAAACTAAACTCAGAAAGAGTTAAAACATATGATGCTGGAAATGTTGAAGGTATAAGTGCTACCGATTTAAGATCAGCTTTAAATTCTCAAGGAGATATAACTCCTTATATTCCTAAAGATGTTTCTCCAATTAAATATCTTGAAACTCTTGGAGTTTTGTTACATGAAAGTTTAAATGAATATACCAATCAATCTACATTAAATCCTGTAGTGTTTGATGGATTAGAAATTAAACCTAAGGTAAAAGATATACTTATAAAAATTGCTAACGAATTTTGGAATTCATTAGAATTAGATGTTGATTATGAAGATATTTTACTTTTAGGTAGTTCTGCTAATTACAATTGGACTCCATATTCTGATATAGATTTACATATTTTAGTAGATTTTGATGAGTTTGAAGATCCTAAAATAGCTAAAAAATTCTTTGATTTAGCCAAATCAAGATTTAATGATACTCATGATCTAAAAATTAAAAATAATGATATAGAGGTATATGTTCAAAATTCTAAAGAACCTAATGCTAGCATAGGAGTATATTCTTTACTAAATGATGAATGGTTACAAGAACCTCAATACGGAAAAATTAAAATTCCGGATAATGAAATAGAAAATAAAGCTAAACCCTTTAAATCTAAAATTGATAAAATCTTAAGAACAAAACCTACATCTAACAACTATGATTTTTTAATTGATTCTATAAAAGGACTCCAGGACAAACTTAAAAAATTCAGACAAATTGGATTAGAAACAGGTGGTGAATATTCAATTGAAAATTTAGCTTTTAAAAACCTACGCAATACAGGTTATATTGAGAAACTTCTTAATTACAAGACTGAAGTAATGGATAAAGTATTATCTATTAAAGAAATTTTTGATAAACCTGTAGATGCTTACCCATTCACTGAATCAGGAGATGGAACATATATGTTTGAATCTGACAGTGGAAATCAATATGTTGTCTATATAGATGTTGCTAGTGAAAACAGAATTTCTATAGACTTTGGTATAGCCGATGAAACAGGTGATGTAGATTACCCTGAAACAAATGTAGGTGAATTATATAAAGTAATGTCTACTATTATAGCAATTGCTAAAAGTTATGTAAACCAACACCCTGAAATAGAAATTATTTCTTGGTCATCTGTAGCAAAAAGAGGACAAAAGAAAATTGGAGATACTCAACGTGATAAACTTTATAAATTGGTTGTTAAAAAACAAGCAGGACTATCTGATAAAGATATTAAATTTATTAACGGTGAATGGTGGGCTTATTTAAAAGGATATAACCCATTATTTGAAAAAATGTCCTCTACAACTGAATTCCCAGAACCATTTACGTATGAAGATCTTATAGATATAGACAAATATGCAGATGATGCTTTAAACCCAATAGATGTTAATCTTGACCCTAAGTCAAATGGGCATTTTTTAGATAGAGCTATTGAAAGAGGTATAACTAAAGATGAATTAAAGGATTTCTTTGCTAGATTAGGATTAAAAAAAGATAGTTTAAAATATTTCTTTACTAAAGCAAAAGAAAAAGGAGACAATGATGTTGTAGCAACAGATAAAAAAACAAATATTAGTATTCCTTTTGAAGATACAACTTCAAGTGTTAAAGATCGTATGGCGAATAGAATTAAATCTATAGGCGCTAAAACAGTACATAAAAAATCTAATTTTCATACCCCAAATGTTCGACTTACTTTTGCTGAAAATGAAAAAGATACATTTGGATTAAATGCTTATGCTAGAGAATTGGCTAAAGAATTAGAAGAAGAATTAAAAGAAGCTAATAATATTAAAACAAGTAAAACTAAACCACTAATGAATATTTTGGTATTAGATTCTGAAGATAAATCTTCTTTAAAAGAATTTAAAAAACACTTGGCTTCTTTAACTAATTATATGATCGATAACGGATATAATGTTTCTCCTCTTCCTAAAATAAAATTTATCAATAATGATGTAGAAAATGCTCAAAATGTACTAGGAACAACTGCATATTATAACCCAAATGATAAATCAGTTACTTTGTTTACATTAAATAGACATCCAAAAGATATATTACGTTCATATGCTCATGAAATGGTTCATCATAAACAAAATTTAGAAAATAGATTAACTAATATCTCTGGACAAAATATAAATGAAGATGACTATTTGAAAGAAATTGAAAGAGAAGCATATGAGGAAGGAAATATGATGTTTAGAAGTTGGGAAAACGGATTAAATAAAAAATGATTAGTTTAACACAAATTTACCAAGAGGGCGTTCTCTCTCCTAATTACACGCTTTATTGTGATATGGATGGAGTACTATGTGACTTCGATTCCCGATTTGATTACTTCACAGGACTTTCTCCTGAAGAATATAAAAATAAATTTGGAAATAAAAAGTTTTGGGACCTAATTGATAACCAAGTAGGAGTACCATTTTGGTCTAACATGCCCTGGATGCCAGAAGGAGAACTTCTTTGGGATTACATTAAAAAATATAACCCTGTTCTTCTTTCCTCACCCTCAGAAAATAATGAATCTCGTTTAGGGAAACGTCTTTGGGTAGAAAAACACATTAATAAATATCTCCCACCAGCTTCACCTAAAACCGAATTAATTCTTGCAGCTAGACACAATAAACAAGATTATTCAACAAAAACTTCAATACTTATAGACGATCGCCCTGATACTATTTCAGAATGGAACTCCCATAGTGGGATTGGAATTTTGTTTAGATCAACAGGCCAAACCATTAAAGACTTAAAAAAAATAGGATTATGAAACTCCACCAACTCAAAAAAATCATCATCGAAAATCTCACTGCTCACTCCCCAGAACTAATTTCATCTCCAGATGAATCCCCAAAATTCCCAGGAGTTAACCAAGTTAAAGACTTCTTCGTAGTAACCCTCCCAGCATCATCATCTCCAGAAAGTACTGTAAGAAGAACTAATGTATTTGATGATATTCCTATGGATGGAACTCATGGAGTATATTTAAGTGAAGCTGAAGCTACTCGTGAATCTAAACGTTTAACTCAAGAATATTCTTCTCAATTAAAAGAGTTAGAAGAAACTATGGCTGAAGTTAGAGCTCAAGAAGCTGAATTAAAAGAAAGAAAAAAAGAAGCTGCTGAAAGAATTAAGCAGATGAAAGGTGATAAGAAAAAAGAAACCAAAAAATAAAAGTAATGTCTGATAATGTTTTAAAAAAAGAATTCCAACAAAAAGATGTTCAACGTCTTCGTAATATTTTAACTAATAAGCACGGAGAAAAAACAATTGTAGGGATAGGTTATACCAAACAACAAGAATTCCATGAAGATGGAGATATATGGGAAGAAGATGGTCGTACTTGGACTATTAAAGATGGGATTAAACAAAATATTACTAAACTAGATAAAGCTAAAGAATCTATTGTAGCACCTTTATTTTGCCCTTGTTGTAAAAATTTAATGAAGAATAAGCATGATAATGCTTTCTATCTTCAATATAAACGTTGTTTTAATTGTCAAGTAGATTTTGAAACTCGCCTTAGAATTAATGGCCAATGGGAAGATTATGAAAAAAATATTGTTAATTCTGATGTAGATGATATGATAAGTGATTTTTCTGTATGGATGGAAGAACATATGAATGCCTCAGACGAATCATTCATAACAGAAAGGGGAGATGTTGAAAAATGGGTTGGTTCTTCGAAACAAAAATTATTAGAAAATAAAGAAGAAACAATAAAGTATTTACAAAGTTTAAAAAAATAATTAATATTTATATATAAAAACATATAAACATGAGCAATAATTTTAGTATAAGTGAATGGAGACGTCAACAACTTCACAAAGAAATAATAACAGAAGACCTTACGCGTATATCAGAAAATGAAGAAGAAGCTGATATGAAAAAATACCGTAAAGAAGTTTTACAACAACTTTTAACTTGGTATAAAAAACAAGACAAACCAGACCAGAATATGGTTAAAAAACTTGAAGGAGAAATTGGTAATCTTAACGAAGGTAAAGTTACTGTTAAGTCAATTAAGTTTTCTGATTTAAGTGATAAAAATCTTTTACCTACTAATATAGGCATGGGTTCGTCTCGAAAAATTAAAGACGAAGATGACTTTAAAAATTGGAAAGCTGATTTTCTTAAAAAATATGGTAATATTGAATTAGAAAAAGGCAATGCCGGATGGAAAGCATCATCTAAGCATGAAGCAAATAAACAAGCACAAGCAGACTTTGACAAGAATGCTAAAAAAAATAAAAAATAAAATTACCATGAACGAATTTGCAAAACTAATATCATATCTATTTCATTCAAGAACCCAAGCTCACATATTTCATCTTCAAACTGACTCATTTGCAGCTCACTCTGCTTTAAATGGATATTATGATGCAATTATTGGGTTAACTGATGGATTAGTAGAATCATACCAAGGAAAATATGGTATTTTAACCAATTACTCTAATTTTAGTATATTAGAATATAAAAGCTGTGAGGAAGTTATTATGTATTTTCAAGGTTTAGATATGACTATTGAAAAACTACGCAAATCAATACCCCAAGATTCATATATCCAAAACCAAGTTGATACTATAGTAGAATTAGTTTCTTCTACTATTTACAAACTTAAATTCTTAAAATAATGGAATCTAATTTTAATCAAGGAAAAAAGGCTATTTCTAACAGACTTAGAAACCTTATTATTATCCCTGAGAAAATACGAGAATTCAGACAAGAATTAAACCAAAAGTTTCTTAGCGGAGAAATCACCAAATATGAATTTGATGAAGCCTCAGCTTATTTAGATAAAAAAGAAAACGAACACTACTCTAAAACCCCAGGACTTAGAGAAGCATTAATCGAGGTTTATTCTAAAATAGAAGAAGAACTCTGCCCAGCTGGAAAAAGATATATTACTAAACGTAAAGCTGCTGGTGAAAAATCATCAGCCTATCTTTCAGGACGTGCTGTAAAAGTGTGTAAGGGTCAAATGAAGGGATAATGACTAAAAAAGAATTACATGAAATAATTTATGAGTCATTACGTGATTGGTTTAAAAAAGAAGACTGGGTTCGTATTGATACCCAAGGTAATATAACTGGCCCATGTGGTACTATGAAAAAAGGTCAAGCAACTACTCGTTGTTTACCTAGAGCTAAAGCAAATAGTTTAACTAAAGCAGAACGTGCTTCTACATCTAGAAAAAAAGTAACAGGTAGTAAAAAAGGTAAACAATTTGTTTCTAACACATCCAAAGCCAAAGTTAAAAAAAAATGATTAAACTAACCGACATATTACAAGAAATGATAGCTAATACTAAAATTATTTGTGATAAATGTGGCTGGAAATGGAAAATAAAAGATGGAGGAGATGATTTATTTATGTGTCATAAATGTGGCCATGATAATGCTTCATCTTATTAAAAAATAACATATTTATAATAAAATTATACAATGAAACAACAATTGAGCGAACAATTTTCTCGTATGAAAAAATTAGCGGGTATTAATGAAAATTTTATGACCCCAAAACCATTACCTCCTGCTTCTGGGGAACATAATCCTTCTACATTATGGGATTCATTAGATCTCCCAACTAGAACTAATGCTCTTGAACCAATTGTTGGACCTGAAGATGCTGGATACCTAGCTAGATATAGTTGGTATAATATCCCAGGTAGTGTAGCTAATCAAATTGAATTTGATGATATAGTATCTCATAGAGAAAATACTCCTGTTTCTTTTTTAGATAAAGAATTAAATGAAATTTTAGCTTTAATAAATGAAGCTGAGAAAAAATCAAAAGAAGAAGAGGAAGAAGAAACACCAGCTGAAGAAGAAGAAACACCTGCTGAAGGTGAAGATGAAGCACCAGCTGAAGAAGAAGCTCCTGCTGAAGGGGAAGATGTTGAAGGTGAAGAAGGTCTTGATCCTGAGGTTAAAAAAATTCAAAGTGCATTAGAATTAGCATATGCTAAAGCTAAAGAATTAGGAGATAAAAAATTAAATGCTCAAATTGGTAATACTATTACTTATTTTACTAAAACTCAAGTATTAAAAGCTGAAGAAGGTGAAGGTGAGGAAGGTGGGGAAGTTACTGAAGATTTATTTTCTTCATTAGTTAGAGAAGTAGCTATTGCTCCTGCTGGGAAACCAAAAGAAGACCCAAATAAAAAACAAGCCCAAGTAAAGGGAAGTATTAATGTTAATGCTTTTAAAAAATTAAATGTCCCTGGTGCTAATATTGCTGTCTTAACCTCATCAATAAACAAAATCAAACAAGGTCTTTCAGCAGATAAACTTAGCACTAGTGAAAAAGCAGAATTAGCTAAGACATTTGCTGAAATGATTCGCACTAAAAACGATTCTCTTCTTAATCAAATCTTCAGCATCCTTAAAAATGTTGAACAAGCCCCAGCAAAAGCTCCTGTAACTGAAAAAAAACTTTCTAAAGCTGAAAACAGTGAAAAAGAAAAAATTGTAAAGGGAATGAAAAAAAATAAATCTGAGTTTGTAAAAGATTATGGGAAAGATGCTCAAAAAGTAATGTATGCTACTGCTACTAAATTAGCCCAAAAGAAAAAATAATGACTCGTGCTGAATTAATAGATAAAATTAGAGGTATTGTAAAAAAAGTTTACAAACCTGTAATTGTAAAAGTTGACTTAGACACAGTCAATACTGGGGTATCCTTAGATATAGAAAGATTCCCATTATTAGCTAAATTCCCATCATTACGAGAAATAATCGAAAAACTTCTTACTTCTCAATATGATATCTTTATAGGAGATGTATTATGGGTTGCACCTCGTCCTACTACATTTAAAATTATATTTAATAATGGACAAGTATTTTATCTTATAACTACTAATAAAGGATGGATCGCTAAAGTAGAAGGTAAAAAATATTTTATAACCGAACGAAATGAACTAGAACGAGCCTCAGAAGCTCTTGCACGAATCCTTTCATATGGAAACCCAGCTGATATTGCAGCCGCATCAACTGAAGCACCTGCTGAAGAAGTTCCAGCTGAAGAAGCACCTGCTGAAGAAGCTCCAACTGAAGAAACACCTGAAGAAACCCCTGAAGAAACAACATAAATTTTTAACATAAACCAAAAAATGAAAAATAAACTTACCGAAGAAAAAATTGAACAATTACTTCTAGAATTAATTGAAGAAGGATTATTTGATAGATTAAAATCTAAAGCAACTGGAGCTGTAGCTGGTTTAAAACAAACTGGAAAGAACTTAGGTGCGTTTTTAAAAGGTGATGCTTCTGCTATCGGAGATCCAAAACTTCAAAAAGCAACAGCTCAACTTAAATCAAAACTTGATACTATCGCTAAAGATTTATCTTCAGCCCAAGAAGATATGGCTACTCTATTCCCAGCAGCTACTATAAAATCTTTACCTGGAGATCTTCCAACTATAATAAGTAATTACCAAAAATCTTTAACTGTTATGGGTAATGCTACTAAAAAGATTATATCTCAAATTTCAAACCCTCCTAAATCAAAAGGTGATGACAAATCATCTGAAGAAAAAGGTAAACAACCTCAACAAAAAGCCGCTCAACCCCAACAAAAAGGTAAACAACCACAACAAAAAGCTGCTCAACAAAAACAACCCAACAGAAACCCAGCAACTGGAAGATTTACTAAAAAAGGAGAACCAGCTCGTGACCCTAAAACTGGAAGGTTTGTTAAAAAGACTTTAGAAGAACTTCTAAAACAATATAAATAATTTAGTTGTGGATATTTTTACAAAATTCCTAAATAGCGTTTCTCATAAGTTTCCTAAAGGTTACCCTGATATGAATGATGCTGATGATGTTAAACTTTTAGAATCTTTACTTAAACCATACATCTCAGAAACAGAACAACCTGAAGGGGAATCTTCTGAGGAATCAACAATATCTACCCAACAACAAGAACTTCAAAAAATTATTGATGTTATAGATAAAGTTGAATCAGATGATAAGATAACAAAAACCAAATTATTTGACTTACTTGCAGATTATACTTACAAATATTATAACTCTGAATTAGGGGATATTAAAAAAGTATTCCCCAACCCTGTGTCTACACTTGGAAGTTGGAGAGACTATGTTGAAAGAAAAGAAAGCAATGTAGGTAAAGAAATAGAACAAGCTGTAGAATTATACTCTCAGGAACAAGGCGTAGAAGCATCATCTATAAGAGGCAAAGGAACAGATGTTAATATAGATGGGAAAGAAGTTGAAATTAAATCATCATCAGGTAATACCATAACTACGATGCTTCAAACTTCATTCTATAAAAATAATCCTAATAAATTTTATTTATTTGCTAGTAATTCATCTAAATCTGATTTAACTATTCGTATAGTATCAAGTGAACTATTATATAGATTAAGTTTAGGAGATGATATAGCAGATGAGCTAGCAACTAATAAACAATCACAAAAATTACTAGACCAAATAAATACAGGTTTAGAAACATTAGATTTTCCACATTTAATACAAACATCATTAACAACAGGTGAAAGCTTAGATGTTAAAAAATCTTTTAAAGTAGGAAAAAATATTAAAGTTAGATTTGTAATCTATATTGAACCTCAATAATATTTATAATAAATAATACTACTATGGGATGTGCTTGTGGATGTAATACTTGTGATAAATCACCAATGTTGATAGAATCAAAACAATATGATTCTCCTATATCTGAAGGTTTACGATATCATATGGATTTTAAAGTTCCTCTTAATGACACAGTATATAGACCTGGGTCAAAAGCCCATATTAATCTAATATTTGAAGCTCGTAATCTGTGGAAGGAAGGAATTATTAAAGTTCAAGATTTAGACAGAAAATTATTTGAAACTACAGATTTAGGTAAAATCGGGTTTTATGAAGGTAAGACAGTACCATTAGATTTTCCACTAATGGAAATTGAAACATTAACTGAAGCAGAATTAGAAGAAGAAAAGAAAAATCCACCAATAGGAAAACCTAAACGTGGTGGTTCTAAAAAATTCTATGTTTATGTTAGAGACCCTAAAACCAAAAATATTAAAAAAGTATCATTTGGACAAGCAGGGATGTCTGCAAAAATTAATGACCCAAAAGCGCGTAGAGCATTTGCTGCTAGACATAAATGTGCTCAAAAAACAGATAGAACCAAACCTAGCTATTGGTCATGCCGTCTACCAAGATATGCTAAACTACTAGGATTAAAATCAACATTCTCAGGATACTGGTAATATGAATACAAATTATATCAAACAAATTATTAAAGAAGAATTAGAAAAAATTCTTAATGAAGCTTTCTTTAACATCAGACCTCAAAAAGGAGGATCAGGTGGAAGAAGGTACATCCCTAAATTTTTTGTCTTCCCAGGAAATGTCAGAGAAAATCTTAAAGATTACTTTAAATTTTATGGAAATACAATGTATGTTGATCCTCAAGTATTAATAGCACTTGGTTACCTTACTCGAGGAAGACAATCATATGATAAAACACAGGATTTTCCATCTTTAACTAAACTTTTACAAGATAAACTACCACAACCTGTTAGATTATCTATTAAAAAAGGAGCTGAAGGGCAAAGAATGCAAGATATTGGTGGTAAAAAAATGGTTCCTTTAAATTTAGATATTACTAAAGATGAAGCAGGGAATTATTTAATTAAAAACCCATATACTAATATTAGTGAATATAAATCACACCTATTAGAAGCATTATTACTAGAAAAAAAAAACGTATCTAATGTATATCAACTAGAATCATTACTAGTTACTGATACTAGTGTTCGTAACCAAGCTGAAATCTTATCTGATATTCGCTCCCTTTCTGGAGTTACTATTGTATCCACAGATCCACTTAATCCTGATCAAAATGTTCAAAATAAAGATAGGGTTGAATCTAAACTTTATTTAAAAATCGATCCACATCCATTTTTAGGTAAGGGAGGATTTGGAGAAAAAGAACTTGAAACTATTTATTCAAGCATTAAAAAAATTAAAGGTGTTACTGTATTTAGAGTAATTGGTAAACCTGATAGAAAAACATTACGATGATTAAGTTAATAGATTTACTTAAAGAAGAAAAAGGAGAAAAATATCCTCCTTATATGTACTCTCCTGTAGGATTTGGTTGTCACGTTTGTGAATATTATTATAAAGAAGATGGATTACATCATTGTAGTAATAAAGAATATCAAAAATATATGGGTACTAATGAATTAGTAGATAATGAAGGAAACCAAATTAAGGATCCATCAAAATGGTGTTCTAATTGGTTCCACCCTAATATTCAAGATGAGACCGTATAACGATATAGAAATTACAGATAAATATATTATTCGTGAATTTAACGAAAATATAGATCCTATTGAATTACTGTGGCATCGTGATAGAGAAGATCGCGTTGTAGAAATTATAGAAGGAATAGATTGGAAAGTTCAACTCGAAGATCAACTTCCAATAACTCTTACAAATTCTCCAATATTTATACCAAAATACGAATGGCATCGTGTTATTAAAGGAACAGGAAACTTAAAGTTAAAAATACATAAAAAATGAATAAAGAATTTTTAAAAATGCAAAAATTGGCTGGTTTAATTACTGAAAGTCAATACAAATCAAAAATAAACGAAGCTGAAGAAGACCCATCAATAAGCGATATTGTAAAAAAAATTACCCAATATCTTAAATCAAATGATTATAACTCATTAGTATTTCTTGATGGAAAGAAAATAGAAGGAAACCCAGGTGACCCATTCGAAATAATGGGAAAATCTAATGATGGAAATATTTCAGTAGTTGGCCGTGGAAATAAACCAGAATTAATTAAAAACGAAATGGAGCATTTACAAAAATGGATTTTAAATAATTTTGATTCTTTAAAACTACAAAGCCCTTTTACACCTGGCCATATGGGGGGAGATCAGCATAATGGTAAATTTTGGGTTAAAATAGACTCAGACAAAAAATCAGTAAACGAAGCTGAGGAAAAAACTATTCAAACATATGGTCCAAACTTAGTAGATATGTTAAAAAAAAATGGTTTTGACACTAAATTTACTACTAATAACTCTGAATATAAAAAAGCCCAAGAATTTGCTAAAACATCAGATAAAAAATTAGCTGTTGTCTACTATAACCCTAACATTAAATTTATTTCTGTTACAACAAATCAAAACAATCGAGATGAAGCTTTTAAAATAATTACAAGCCCAGCTGTTGAAAGATTACTCCCAGATGGTTATAAGGCTCAAGAGCAAGGAGGTTATTTTATTGAAATTCAAAATCTTAGCTAATTTAATTAAAAGAAATAACTTATAGACAGATTCATAGCCTGTCGCTCTAACAAGAGACAAAATTATGGTAGCTGTGGCACCCCTAAAAAGGTGCCACTTTTTATTTGGATTTTAGCAAAAAATATATTATCTTTATAGCATATGAATAAGAAAATAGTAATTATAGGTGCGGGAGTAGCGGGTATAAACGCAGCTACTAAATTAGTCGACAACGGCTACCCAGGCGAATTAATCACCATTATAGACAAAGGAAATGACCCACATAATCGTTTACCTGAAGAGGTAATGACAGGTATGTTAGGCGCAGGAGGATGGAGTGATGGTAAATTAACATATCACACAGCAATCGGAGGTGTACTATCAAAATATTGTGGTGAAGAGAAAGCAATGGAGTTAATGGATCAAGTCATTAGTAACTTTAGACGTTTTCATCCTAAACCAGAAGAAATATTTTGTTCTGACCCACAAGCAGAACCTGATTTTATTAAACCATATTTTGGATTACGCCTATTTCCAGTATGGCATATTGGTTCAAATTATCTACATGAGATTGCTAAAACATGGTATTCATACTTAGTTGATAAAGGTGTTAATTTTATATGGAATACTGAGGTAGACGATATTGATTTTAAAAATAATAAAATCTATACACACAATGCTACATTAAAATATGATAAACTTATATTCGCTGTAGGCAAATCAGGTATTGATTTCGCACAACAAATGTCCGATACTTATAAACTACCTACAGAACCCAAATCAGTGCAAATTGGGGTACGTTTTGAAGCACCACAAAAATACTTTCAAAAACTAATTGATATTAGCTACGATTTTAAACTATATCAAAAGTTTGATAATGTATCATTACGTTCATTCTGCACAAACAATAACGCAGCTTATGTTGCTGTGGAAGAGACTTATGGGGATGTAAGTTACAACGGTCATGCTAAGAAAGGTGAGGAATTTAGAAATGATATGACTAACTTTGGTATCTTAATGGAAATTAAGGGTATTGAAGATCCATTTGCATGGTCAAGAGATGTCGTAAAACAATGCCAAGCCCAAGAATTAATTCCTAATAAAGGAGAAAAAAATATAGGTTTATATTATTCTCCTTCTAGAACTGTGAGCAAAACAAGTGAAAATGAATACGTAACTGCTTTTCAATTATCTTCATTAGAACCATTTAAAGAGTCATTTGGTGAATATTCACAATATATTTTAGATTTTATTGACCAAATGAATAATGTATTTGAATTTGGTGATGATTGGGGAATGTATATCCCTGAAGTAAAATATTTGAGTCCTGAGCCACTAGTTGATTATACTAACTTAGCCTTAACTGAATATCCTAACGTACATTTTGTAGGAGATGCATTAAGTGCTAGAGGTATAACAGTTAGTGGTGCACAAGGAATTTATGTAGCTGAAAACCTAATAAAATAAATATATGAGTATAGACCCAACATTTCAAACCAAGAAATACACATCACCTGATGGTACAGTACGCCATATGAAAGATGGTAAACTACATAACTGGGAAGGACCAGCATTAATTACACCTGAAGGTAAAGAAGAGTATTTTATTAATGGTTTCCAACACACTAAAGATAGTTGGAAAAAAGCTAGAAAAGATGGTGTAGGGTTACCATGGTATAAATCAAGTGTGGCTAAAGCTAGATTTTAATTATCTTTATAATATGAAAATAGGATTATGTGGAACAATGAGTGTTGGAAAAAGTACACTCGTACATGCTTTAAAGGAATTACCTGAATTTAAAGATTATTATTTTGCTACTGAACGTAGTAAATACTTACGTGATTTAGGCATTCCATTAAATACTGATAGTACATTAAAAGGACAAACAATATTCTTAGCTGAACGTTGTTCTGAGTTAATGCGTGAAAATGTTATTACTGATAGAACAATTTTAGATGTAATGGCTTTTACTCAATGTGCTCAATCTATTGATGAAAAAGAAAAACAATCTTTTGTCAATTATGCTACTCAATTTCTTAAAGAATATGATTACATATTTTATATTTCTCCAATTGGTGTTGAAATTGAAGATAATGGGGTTAGAGAAACAAATTCTGAATATAGAGATATAATTGATATTAGTATTAAATCTTTAATTAAATCTAATATAGATAATTTTAAAAACTTTGGTATTGTTACTGGTACTGTAGAGGAAAGAATTAAACAAGTGAAATTTTATTTAGGGTTTTAATATTTATAATCAAAACTCTATATAAAATGAAACAAATCAACATTTTAAGAAAACTTATCAAAGAAACGATAAACGAATTTGCTGGAGAAACAGCAGGAGCACCAGTATCTGGTTTTTATTTAACCCCTGATTACAAAGAAAAACTTGTAGCTGCTCAGCAAGATCCTCAATTAGCCCCTTTAATTTATACTAAAGGTGGACAAGGTAGATTATCTACTACTGTAGAAAATATTATAGGTGCCTTAGAAGCATTAAGTGCTATCGGAGGAGATATTTCAACAGATGAAGAAGGAAATATAGATAGTGGAATTGCTTCACTTCAACAAATTGCTACCAAAGCATTTGGTGCAGGAACAGAACAACAAGCTGTTTTCCAACCTGTTAAAAGACTTGTAAATGCTGGTGTAGTTGAACAATCTACTCAAAAGTATGCTCGCAGCCCGTTTTCTGGTAAACTTAAATCTTTTACTAAATCTGAAAAACCTGCTCCTACAGGTATAAGAGGTCGTAAGAAAGAAGTTGATGCCGATATAAAAATGATGGGAGCTGGAATAATTAATAAATTCTCTAGAGGAAATACTAATTATACCCCTGAAGAAGTAGCATATATTAAAGACTTATTTAAATCTTTAAAAAAATAATTTTATTATTTCCTAGCCTGAATTTGGGGGGATTAATCTAATTAGTTATATTACACATACTGTATGAACCAACCTAATCAACCTAATTTAAAGGAAATAATTAGACAAGAATACGTAAAGTGTGTTCAGGATCCTGCTCACTTTATGAGAAAATACTGTTATATCCAACACCCACAGCGTGGTAGGGTTCTTTTTAATCTTTACCCATTTCAAGGTAAAGTTTTAAATTTATGGAAAAGTAACCCATATTCTGTAGTACTTAAATCTCGTCAATTAGGTATATCAACATTAGCAGCTGGTTATTCTTTATGGTTAATGTTATTCCATAAAGATAAAAACGTGTTGTGTATAGCAACTAAACAGGAAACTGCTCGTAACATGGTAACCAAGGTTAAGTTTATGTTTGATAACTTACCATCTTGGTTAAAAGTACCTGCTGAAGAAAACAATAAACTATCATTAAGATTAAATAATGGTTCCCAAATTAAAGCCACATCCGCAAGTAGTGATGCAGGTCGATCAGAAGCAGTATCTTTATTGTTAATTGATGAGGCAGCATTCATTGAAGGAATTGGTGAAATATGGGCATCTGCTCAACAAACCTTAGCAACGGGTGGTGGTGCGATTGTATTATCTACTCCTTATGGTACTGGTAATTGGTTCCACCAAACATGGGTTAGAGCAGAAGCACAAGAAAATGATTTTCTACCTATTAGATTACCATGGTTTGTTCATCCTGAGCGAGATGAAGCTTGGAGAAAACGGCAAGATGAATTATTAGGTGATCCTAGATTAGCATCCCAAGAATGTGACTGTGACTTTAATACCTCAGGAGACGTAGTATTTTATCCTGAATGGGTTGAGTTTATATTACAAACCACTATTAAAGATCCTTTAGAAAGACGAGGAGCAGACCAAAATTTATGGGTCTGGGAACCAGCAGATTACAGTAGAGATTACATGGTTGTAGCAGATGTAGCCAGAGGAGACAGCAAAGACTTCTCAGCATTCCACGTAATGGACATAGCTACTAATACTCAAGTTGCAGAATATAGAGGACAAATGCCTCCTAAAGATTTTGGATATTTACTTTGTGCCATTGCTACTGAGTACAACCAGGCTCTTTTAATAGTAGAAAATGCTAATATAGGTTGGTCAACTATAGATTCTATAATAGAAAGAAGCTATAAAAACATATATTACTCACCTAAAGGAGACGTTACTATAGATTCATTTTTTGACCAATACAGTGATACATCAAAAATGACACCTGGGTTTACTATGAGCTTACGTACTCGTCCTTTGGTTGTTAATAAATTTAGAGAATACGTTGGTGATAGAAGTGTTACTATTCAGTCTAAACGATTGCTTGAAGAAATGAAAGTATTTGTTTGGAAAAACGGGCGAGCAGAAGCTCAATCTGGATACAATGATGACTTAGTAATGAGTTTTGGAATTGGAATGTACCTTAGAGATACTTCTTTAAAATTCAAACAACAAAATTTAGACGCAACTAGAGCAGCATTAAATAATTTCAAATCAAATAACCCACTTTCGGGTGTCTATTCTCCATCAATAAATGGTGGTAATCCATATAATATGGATGTAAATGGAGGTCAAGAGAGTATTAGATGGTTATTATAATATTTATAAATAAAAAATGGCAGATATAAGTGTATTTTCTAGACTCAAACGACTTTTTTCTACAGATGTAATAATTAGAAACATTGGTGGAGACCAATTACGAGTTTTAGATACCAATAAAATTCAAACTACTGGGGAAATTGAAACCAATTCATTATATGATAGGTTTACTCGTTTGTATACTACAAACTCTTCCCCTTACTATAATCTAAATGCTAATTACCCTACATTACGTCTTAACCTATACCAGGATTACGAAGTAATGGATACAGATGCTATTGTAGCATCAGCATTAGACGTTGTAGCAGATGAAAGTACTTTAAAAAATGATATGGGAGAAGTACTTCAAATTAGAAGTAGTGATGAAGACGTACAAAGAATATTATATAATTTATTCTATGACGTATTAAACATAGAATTTAACCTATGGTCTTGGACTCGCCAAATGTGTAAATACGGTGATTTCTTCCTAAAACTAGAAATTGCAGAAAAATTTGGAGTATTTAACGTTATTCCTTTCTCAGCATACAATATAGCTCGAGAAGAAGGATATGATAAAGTTAACCCAAGCTCTATTCGCTTTAGATATGATCCTACAGGTAACTTGGGGGCTAGTGGTTATTATACTCAAACTACACTAAACCGCTCTGATAACCCAGCAGCATACTATTTTGATAATTATGAAATGGCTCATTTTAGATTAATAGCCGATTCTAATTATTTACCATATGGAAGATCATTTTTAGAACCTGCTCGTAAATCATATAAGCAAATGGTTCTTATGGAAGATGCTATGCTTATCCACCGTATAGTAAGAGCCCCAGAAAGACGAGTATTCTATATTAATGTAGGTTCAATCCCTCCAAATGAGATTGAACAATTTATGGAAAGAACTATTTCTAAAATGAAAAGAATTCCATATATGGATCCTCAAACTGGTGAATATAATCTTAAATATAATGTTCAAAACATGTTAGAAGATTATTTTATTCCTGTAAGAGGAGGATATGCTACAACCAAAATTGATACTACTAAAGGATTAGATTATGATGGAATAACAGACGTAAATTATCTAAGAGATAAAATGATGGCCGCTTTAAAAGTACCTAAAGCATTTATGGGCTATGATGCTCAATTGCAAGGTAAAGCTACATTAGCAGCTGAAGATATCCGTTTTGCTCGCACTGTTGATCGTATCCAGAAAATTATCCTCTCAGAATTATATAAAATAGCATTAGTTCATTTGTATACTCAAGGATATACTGGTGAAAATTTATCTAATTTTGAATTAAGTTTAACTAATCCTTCTATTATTTTTGAACAGGAAAAAGTTGCTCTTCTTACACAAAAGGTAGAATTAGCTAAAAATATCCTAGATGCTAAATTATTACCACAAGATTGGATTTATGACCATATCTTTAACTTTAGTGAAGACACATTCGATGAATATAGAGATTTAATAATCCAAGACCAAAAATATAAATTTAGATTAAGTCAAATAGAAACCGAAGGCAACGACCCATTAG